TCCAGGAAATTGGGAAATTCAGAAATCCCATTCCCCGGGAAAGAAAATAAGAATGAACTAACCTAGTTTATCCCAGAGCCAGGGAGAAGCCGGGAAAAACAGAGTGAGCAGACCAGACACCAGAGTCTACCCATGGGAGTGAATCCCATTAGGCATTCCGTGTATGAGCGATTCTCCGGATTCTGGTGTGATATGGCTCTGGATAGGATACATTTCCTAGTGATATAGTGGCTTCCCCTATATACACTGGATTTTCAGCATAAATAACATTCTGTATATCTTATATGTCAATAACTCTAGAAATCTAGAACCCTATATTACAATACTTCTTAAATCTTAGAGTTCTAGAACCCTTACACTCTAACAGAATTAGATGTATTAAATCCCCGGCTCCCTGGATTCTCCCAGATGCTCACCCAGAAAATACTCTAACTTAATTAGTTACATTAAATCAATTCCTGTGTCAATTACAACACTAGAACTCTTCTCAGTGCATTTAATATTACAAATGCACTTGTATGCCACTGGCGTACTCCAAACCGGACATGAGGCATCTGGCTTTGATTTAACAACAGTACTACTATTCTAATCTCTACTAACTCGGATTGGATCAATATTACCATTGTCAGAATGCTAGAAAGCCCCATATGAGGCATCTGGCTTTGATTAAATTAACGTACAAATATCCCCAACGGACACTAAGTAATTGGCTTTGATTAATATAATAAACAACTGTTCAAGTATTGTAGTAACTCACTGTGTACATTGGATTGATATAATATATGTACTAGTGTGTGGTGTCCCTGGTGGCACCATTGCTAACATTACTACATTTAAAGCAATGTGTTAGTGTTGTGTGTGTTCTGCCTAGACACTGTGTTCATTCTTACATTATAACTAATGCTCTTGTATTGCAATGGCGTACACAGACTGAAGGCACTAACATTACTACAATACAATAGAAGTACTAATGTTCATAGTCTGTGGATCTACCCAAAGCTCATATATGCTCAACAGTTATATAATACTACACAACAGTAGAATCTTTGTGTGAGTATGCTGAGCCAGTCACAATACTAACACAGACATTAATATTATTCATTTGTTGTTCGAATCACAATTAGATCTAACAAGAGTACTTTCTTTTATGGGTGCCCTTCTTCGATGAAATGAATGTACGGTCATGTACCTATTCCCCACTTTGGGAATCCAGGAGTGTAATGGGTCAAAAATTTAGAATATAATCTACAAAATAACATCAGACCAGTTGAAAGCCGGAATCGTCAAATATAATGGGAGTATTTTTTTATTATTTAAATATAATAAACACTGTGAGAATTACCAGCTGCCGGAATCCAACTACATAAATTTCTCCAGAATTTTTTGGGATTTAGATGTTTAAAAAACTGTTGGATTGTTTTTGACAGTAAAGCCGCATTTTGCTAATCTAAATCCTTGCCTTGAGCAGCGTAGCTGCTATAATTACAGCTACCATTGAGGCTTGGCTTAGATGAGCTAAGAGGCAATGCCACAAGATGGCGGAGGTTTGATGTTCAATGTGCCAGTGGCGACAATCAACTTAATCACTGGGATTTGTCTTGAAACTAGAAAGATAGAAGATGCTTTGATAACTAAAAAAGTATTAAAAAATGCTCACAAGCTTAATACTCAGGGTCCTTTATTTTCAATCGCAAATCCAGGATACTCTAAAATTTATAAAGAATTATTTGATTTTAACTTCGAGGTTTCTTCTACAACCAGAAAGGAAATGTATCAAAGATGGACTGAAGTGTTGAATGACTTCGGTAAATTTCATGCTGAAGTGAAAAACCAGTTCTACAGGTTTGGAGGTGAGATTGTAACCGAACTTCCAACAGCTGAAGAATATCAAGAGTTTCTTAAATACAAACTAGGCCAATAAAGGAAAGTTTTATGATTACTCGACATTTGTACAAAACGGATGAAGGTCGATGCACGGCGTTGATTGAATGCAAGGAACAAAATACCTTGCGGATGAAGTTTGAAATAATCAAGCTGTGGGGACCATGGCAGCAGCACGATCCAGAAGTGAAAGTCGGAACAATCTTTTGGTGGTCTCTGATAGACTTTCGCGATATGTACAGCACTGGGGTTCTTACTGACTTTAATCTAACCACAATTCAAGAATTGGATGCGAAGCAAGAACCGGAAGTAACTAACACAAAACCACCGAAAGAATTGCAAAAAGAGCAAAAAATAGAAAAAACTCAAGAAAAACAGACAATTTCGTTCTTTGTCCCGTTCAAGTTCCAGCACACTGTTGAGACTGTAAAAGTTTACAATATGAATTATATTGGAGATGTTGGTATTGGTATAATCTTCAAGATTGAAACCAAAATGAGCAGGTTTGGAAAGCCGTACTCTAAATTTTACATGAAAATTTTCGGAGAGCTGACTCCTTTTGAAATTTCAGAAAGTGAGTTCAAAACTCTAAAGCCCGTGTTCTTTACTGATTTTGAATATCCAATTCCGGAGAAAATTGATGGACCAGCAACCGAAGCAAAGTCCTGAAATCTTAGAGAAACCCGTAGGTTGGACTTTGGATCCAGCTGAGCGGTGGACTTCGATGATCTTGAACGTCGCCATTTATTACTATAAAATGCACAACGTTCCCGAAGCTAAGATTGTGGAACTGTTAGAATTGGAACAAGCCATTGATGCATGGCGTCTCCAAAACCCTGATAAGATCTACATACTAGGAGAAGAAAATGTCCAAGAGCAAGGTTAGCTTGATGACAGCAGAAGAAGCGAAGAAGATGGCTGATGACACTTACACTAGCAGTAAAGTGCTCAATGGATTGTTGAAAGATGTCATTCCTTTGATCCGACAACAAGCCAAAGATGGATACTACAAGTGTACTTTCAAGACCAAGACTCTTCAACAGAAGTTGATTGATCAGTTTGAAGCGGAATTGGTCAGCAAAAAGTACACTGTTCGTTATAAGATAGAAAAGATTTACGAGCAAGTCGTCTTCGATATCAGCTGGGCTGAACCGTCCAAGACAAACCCGGAGGGAACTGTTAATGCAAATGACAACTAAAGAATTGAGTGAAAAGTTTGATATAACTTATCCTCAAGCCGTTGGAACTGTAGCGTTCCTTCTGTCCCTTGGTGTCATCGAGAAAGTGGATGAAGTCACGAAAGTTAAAAAGAAAGGGAAGCCGTCAGTTAAATACAATTTCCCAGTAGCAAAGACCATCATCTTTGATGAACAAGGGTACGAGCAAGCAAAACTCAAACGCAGCAAAGGAAAGTAATCAAATGATTATTCCGGAAGAGTTGATGTTGACGTTGGGGATGATTGCAGTAGTGTTCCTTTTTGCTTACGTTTTCACTAGCGTTACATTGAAATTCTTGGATCCCAAGAAGCGAGAAGAGTTCTTGCGACAGCAGGACGATCTATTGCGAACCTACGGCAGTGAACACGAAGTCCGGGGAAAGTCTTGACCTTGGGGATTCAGCTGTGCTGTGGGCAAATGGTAGACCCTACTGTCTTGAACAGTGCGTGTCAAAGGCACACTAAAGGATCCTGGTTCGACTCCAGGTCACAGCTGAATCCTCTTGACCTTGGACTTTTTCAGGTCTAAAATGCGGGTGTCGAGTCGAAGGCTTACGCATCGATTCTCCTGATTGCAAACAAACCCGGCCGTCACTCCGGGTTTGTTTGTTTTACACCACTGCTCCCGCTCTCCGCGTCCTCTTGCCATGCAAGAAGAAGAAAGCCCCAGAACACGCGTCTACCTGGTCATCGTGCTTGCCGAAGGGGAAGTACCTCAATTCGTCCAGGAACTCCTTATTCCACGATCCCTGAATCATTGAGACGTTTCCCCCGTTCACTTGGACCGAAAAAGGATCCGCTCGTTTTTCCTTGTTCCCGGTCGTCTTGGTGACCTTCCAGATGTGAACAATAAACCCAGAAAGATTTTTTATCGAGTTTTGGGCATCGGATTTGCCACCGTCGCCCCCTGATTGCTCGATCCCGACAACGACATCTGGTCCATCTCGTTCTGTGATTCTTCGAATTCTTCGATCTCGCCGGAAGCTGTCCAGCTGGAACCGCTCCACGTCCAGAATCCAAAAGTGATTGTTTCTGTCAACAGCCATTTTAACGCCAGTTGTCCAGTCCCCAGCTCCAAGACTAGCAGCCTTGTCCCAAAATCTAACTATTTTTGTGAACGGCGAATCTGGAATTCCGATACCAATTTTTGTAATTTTGAATAATGCACCATCTGGCGGAGCAGGATCTTGCATGTATTGAGCATTGTACGCTATGTCACCCATTTCCTTACGGGCTTCTTCCAGCACTGATGCTGAAAGACGTACTGGATCAAACTGATTATTTTTGTAATATTTGGCTAGTTCAGGCGGCTGAATCCGATCAGTTTTTAAAGCTGGTAAGCATACATGTCGAACCTTTTCCCGGGAGAGAAACAAGTCGGTAGGATCTCCCTGACGCAACCTCTGCATCACCAAGAACGTTGCTGTAACTGCTCGATTCACTTTCCGAGAAGGGATCGTTTCAGTGAGCCAGTTGTTGGCCAACTTCAGTTCCGCTTGGCTAGCTGCCTGTTGAGGATTTAATGGATCGTCAATAATAATAAAGTGACCGTGTTTACCGGTAATGGTGCCGTTCACCCCGAACGAAAATCGAAATCCCCCTTGCTCGTTCTTGAAGTGACCCTTACTGTCCTGGTCTTCACGCATTTTGATGTAAGGAAAGCATTTCTGATATAAATCAGATTTGATTACATTACGGCAATTAGAACTCAAATCCACTGAAATAGGATAGGAATAAGATCCACAAAGGATTTGAGCACTCGGCATCCGTGTCCAGATCCAAGCCGGGAACATGATCGAGAGCATCGCAGACTTCGTAGTTCCAGGAGAGATATTCAAAACGTAGTCATGGACTCGATTTTCTCCCTTGAACACACGTTCTGCAATCTCTTGCACATCATTACAAATGTACTTGATGTGCCAGTTCCAAACTGGCGGGTTTGTATTGTAAGTCATCCAAAAATGCTTTACAAACTCATAGAAACTATCACGGCAGATAGAAGCAATGAGTTCATATTCATCAAATTGTGGAAGTACATTTTCTTCAGTTTCCAGTATCATTTTCGATCTCTCCTTCGATTACGTCTTCAGGTGGTGCGGCCTTGAGTGCTGGGGTTTTCTTTTGAATAGCTGCAAGAAGTTCTTTCTTAGCTTTCAAAGAAATATTAAGTTTATCAATAGTTAGATGCTTGTGCTCGTGGGTGTGTTTCACATCCACACGATCACCATAACCAAGATCTCGGTTGAAAGTCTTGTTGGCAAAGATTGTCGCTGCAGAATCACCTATGTCAACAAGTTTGATCAACTTGGATTCAAAGAAATTCTTTTTGTACACTTGTAGTTCATTAATCATCTTTAAGAACTCTGGATCTTTTTTCCAGATTGCAAGCTGAGTAGGAGATAAGTTGATCATCTTTCTTGCATAATTAACGTTAAAACAAGAATCTACAAGAGCCTGAAGGAACAACTTCTGCCGGATTGCTTTGGGTTGTCCTTGGAGTAAGAACTCAATGGCTTCCACGGATCCAATCTTACCATCAGATCCATCCTGGTTTTCTTTCAAGGCCATGAATAAAGCTTTTGTTTTTTCAGGCAAATTACCAATCACAAAATCCACTAATGGATTTTTGCTATCAGATTCTTTCCTTTTGTGCTTATTGGCAATTTTTATAATGTGAAGAATTTGCTCTTTGATTTTCTGCTTGTTGATGTTCTTCAGAGCCAACGCCTGGAGAATTTTCTCGCTGGCACGTCCTTCTTTTGCCATGTCGTAAACAAGAAATTTCTCTTCTTCGGTAAGGACTTTTCGCTTTTTTAGTTTTACGGGTTCCATAAACTTCACTCTTGGCAATTATGACTGGAAGGCTTCTTGCATCGAAAGTATAATCGAAAGAGCCACAAATGGGAAGGTTTCAGCATGAGCGACCGATTACGTATTAAGCGAATCATAAACGATGAAATGACAGTCGCCGGACTGACAAGCCGGTTGATGTTCGCACGCTCTGGCCTAGACTTCCTGACTCGCCGAGATCTGGAAAGTCAGTGTCACTTCATCCTTCGGCCAACGGTAAACGACTACAAAAAGTACTTTGATTTCGATGGAGCGACTACCAGAGCCATTTCAGTTTTCCCTGATGAGTGTTGGGCAGATCCGCCCGAGATCTATGAAACCGAAAAGAGTTATTCGACTTCCTTTGAACGGCAGTTGGCCACATTAATCGAAGATTTTTCTCTCAATGCTTATTTTCACAAAGTGGATGTGAAATCTGGGATTGGACACTACGGCGGCTTGCTCATTGGCTTAGGCGACGGGAAAGACCCGTCTGAGCCTGTTGACACAATGGATCCGTTAACCGGCGAAGTGTATCCAAATGTGAAAAAAGAGTATCCTCTTTTGTATCTTCGTGCTCTGGATGAGACAGAGCTGAAGATCATGAAGTTGAACACAGACGCGACTTCTCCGCGATTCGGTCAGCCAGAACTCTACCGAGTTCAAATTTATAGTCCAATGGATGTAAATTATACAACCATTAACTATCTCAATGTTCACTGGACTCGAATCGTACACATCCCCAGCGATTCCATCGGTGGGGTTGCAGGGGAGATTTACGCGAATCCGCGTGTTCAAAATGTGTTCCAGTATCTGCAGTCTGCCCGTAAAGTCATTCACAGCTCTGCTGAAATGTTTTATAAGGGTGCTTTTCCAGGGTATGCGTTAAAAACAATTCCTGATCCGACAGGTATGACTTCAATAGCATTAGACAAAGAATCTATTGCTTCTGAAATGTACAGTTATCAGAATGACCTGAAGCGGTACATTGCCCTGCAGGACATGGAGATTGAACCTCTGACTCCGCAAATTGCTGTAGCTACGCAGCATCTGGAAGATCAGCTGAAGATGGTGGCAAGCGTGCTTGGTGTGCCTTATCGCATCTACATGGGCTCCGAAGCTGGACACCTGGCATCTTCCCAGGACCGTACTACCTGGATTGGCCGGGTGACTGGACGGCAGAAAATTCGATGTAATCCAGTGATCGTGCGTCCCGTTCTTAAACGGTTTCAAGACCTATGCATCCTTCCAAGAATTAAAAAATTCTTTTCAGATTGGAATGATTTAAACAATCTGACGGATATGGATAAAGCAGATATTGCCTTGAAGCAGTCGCAAGCTATGATGGCTTATATTAAAGGTGGTTGCGATACTTTACTGCCGCCTTTAGAATATCTTACTACAGTATTAGGATTTACCTTACCAGTCGCTCAAGCCATTGAAGGATCTCGGCTGGCTTACATTGAAGAACATAAAAAGGATAAATCTTTCTTAAGTGCTTTGACCATACCAGAAAAAGATCCATTGCAAAAGGGTGCAGCAAACCCCGGAACAAGTTCTAATCCAGGAGTATCTTAATGCCGATCAATTGGAATCCAAGGCAAGAAGATATTCTTATTTGCAAACGTGGAACTTCTTCTTGGTATTCTTTCATCCTCTATCAAGGGGATGGAACTACTCCAGTAGATCTCACCGGAGCTACGCTTGAATTTCAAGTGAGACAAGGTGATGTAAACGGAAATCCAAGTCCAACAGGACAGTTAATGATGGATTTGACAGTTGGTTCAGGGCTGACTGTCCCTACTCCAACTAATGGAATCATTAACCTAAATTGGTCTATTGTTCAAGCTGATGCTATGCAAGCCGATGACTCGATCAACTATTTCTGGGATCTAAAAATAGCTTTCCCAGATGGGACTGTAGATCGTCGTCCTAAAGACGGTCCCCCTGGAGCATTCACCGTTTTTGAGAAAATAACGCCATGAGCAATAATGCTTTATATCTAAAATTGGCACCACAATTAAACAAAACTACTGTAGTGAGAGGATTGGTAGGATCTTCACCCACTTCAGGAGATTTGAACTACGTTTACACTCAAGCGATAGCAGCTTCTGTTTGGACCATCAATCATAATTTAAATAAATATCCATCATTTACTGTGATTGATAGTGCTGGCGACTTGGTGTTTGGATTGCCATCTTATCCAAACGCAAACACTCTTGTTTTAACTTTTAGTGCTGCGTTTACTGGCGTAGCGTACCTAAATTAAGGAATAAAATGGCATCAAACAAATTCTTGTACAATGTTGACTTTTCAAAGAACGAAGTCCAAAACGCGGTTATTCAGAACCTTGCGTCTGCTCCGTCAACTCCGTCAAAAGGACAATTCTATTTTGACACTGTAAGTAATCACTTGTACGTTTATAACGGCAGTGGTTGGGAACAGGCATCAGGGGCAAGCGGATCTGGTACGGTCACAAGTGCCTCTGTGACGACTGCAAACGGCTTTGCGGGTACTGTCGCCAGTGCATCAACAACGCCAGCAATTTCGATCTCTACGACCGTCACAGGCATTTTGAAAGGAAACGGCACTGCCGTGTCTGCTGCAGTGAGCGGCACGGATTACGCTCCAGCGACCGCAACAACTTCTGCCCTGAAAGGTAACGGTTCAGGTGGATTTTCAGCTGCCACATTAAATGATGTGGGTGCTGCAACTACCTCTTATTCGTTAAATAGTCAGCGTTTAACGAATCTGGCAGATCCAAGCTCTGCTCAGGATGCAGCAACAAAGAATTACGTTGATTCAACTATTCAAGGATTGAATCCTAAAGGCGAAGCTACTTATTCAACTACTGCTGCTCTTCCTGCTTGTACATACAGTAATGGTACGGCAGGTGTAGGAGCAACTTTGACAGCGACTTCAAACGGCGTTCTTACTATTGACGGTGGAACAGTTGCGTTAGGCGATACTATTTTAGTAAGACACCAATTAAGCAATTTACAAAATGGATTGTATGTTTGTACTACAGCAGGATCTGCTGGATCTGCTTTCGTTTTAACACGTAGTACATTAATGGATGTTTCTACAGAATATGTAGGAGCATTCATAGTAGTAGGGCCGTTAGGAACTACTTATTCTAATAGCTTATGGTTGTGCACTAATACAACGGCCCCCACTGTTGGCACTACTGAAATAACATTTTCTCAGTTAAATGGAGCTACTCAATTAGTAGCTTCTACTGGAATTAACATTAGTGGAAATCAAATTTCCATATCTTCAGCATACACAGGCCAAACGTCAATTACGACTCTCGGCACGATCACAACTGGAACTTGGACAGGAACTTCTATCGCAGTTGCCAATGGTGGAACTGGGGCAACAACTGCAGCTGCAGCACGTACCAATTTGGGAGCAACTGGTACTTATACTGCTTTGATCGGCGACGGTTCCTCGACTGCCATCGCCATTACTCAAGGAGTTCATGGACTTGCAGCAACTGCCCGTCTGGACGCAATAGTTTATGACGCAAGCACTGGAGATAAAGTGTATCCTGCTATTAACGTAAATAATAGCAATGGAACTGTAACTATTACTTTCTCTGTTGCTCCTGCGTCTAATGCTTATCGTGTTGTAATCATTGGATAAAAAATATGGCAAGTAATCAGTTTTTGTTTCCTCCTGTCGTTCCTTCACTGGCATCTGCTCCAGGTTCGCCAGTGAATGGAATGGCTTATTATGACACTACATTAGGTGTTTATAGAGTATACAATAACTCTGCTTGGTACTCTTTAAGTCCTAATTTTGGATTATCTTTTGCATACCCAACTCCAATAGTACAGACTATTACAATAATTGGATATGTAAATAGTCCAAGAACTCTGACTGGAGTTAAGAACGCAAAAACTGCATCCGGTTCAGCTACAACTGCACTTACTGTTAATGGAAGTAATGTTAGTGGATTTCCATCATCTATAACAACTACAAATTCTAACTACACTATTAGCCAAGCTTTGGCTGTTGGTGACGTAGTTAAATTTGTAATCAGTGCAATATCAAGTCCTACTATGTTAGAGTTTACTCTAATAGGAACAAATTCATAAGGAAAGTAAATGACAGACTTAGAATTAAAAAATGAAATAGAAAATGGGCCTTTAGCAAATATATTTTTGGAATTTTGGAATACTGGCAATGATGTTGCTATTGCTAGAATTTTTAACAATCCGAATCTTAATGGCGGGTATGTAGAATCTCGCAAATTAGTCTCAGTGCTTGCGAAACGAAATCTATTGGGCATTGTGTTATTAGCATCAAGGTTTCAAAAACTTCCGGATGGAAGCACTTGTTCATTCGATTTGTATACGTTATTTGCTACATTAGATGCTAGTATTTTTGGAAACATCTCACCGCCTTTACAATTTGAGATTCCGTTGTTAGCTCCTGCTTTACAAGCGTTGGTTACAGCGAAGTTGATTACGAATGATGATAAGACAACAATATTAGCACAAGAGATTCAAGTGAGTCGGGCTACTCAGCTTGGCTGGGCGGTATCGATTGAAGACATTGCACAAGCGAGGAAAGCACAGTAATGGCTACAACTCTAGAACAGATTGAACAGTCGACAGCAACGACGTTACTTTCAACTGAATTCAACAGCCTGGCAAACGGTTCGAATACATCGGCCGGTTCTGCCGTGAATAACGTGCAGGCTACGGCGAACCTTAATGGTTACACACGAGCGAAGATTGAACTTTATCTTGCGGCATATTCCGGAACCCCATCAGCAAATACGAGTATTAACGTGTGGTTTTTAAGAACAGTCGACGGAACTAACTATGAGGATGGCTCTTCTTCGGTGGCTCCAGCTCGGAATCCCGATGTCGTGATCCCTGTCAACGCAACGGCATCTGGGCCGCAGCGGATTATCCGAGAATGTTTTCTGCCGGTGGGTTCGTTCAAACCACTCGCAAAGAACACGATTGGGATCTCTCTTGCAGGTAGCGGAAACACGCTGAAAATTCTGCCTAATACTGATCAAGGTGTGTAAATGTTAGGTAGAATCTACACTCCTAATCCTATTTCTAATCATTGGTTAAATAATGGATTAGGTTTTTGGCTGATGGGTATTCCCGGTTTAGATGGTGGCGATAAACTCTATGATTTGACCCAGCATGCTCCGGGCGTATTGACGCCATCGTCAGGGGTCATGTGGGGAACCGGTTCGTCTCAATGTATCGATGCTGCAACCGGGCTTACGTTTCCTGATGTCAATAACATTGCCGATCAAAACAACTATGTTCCGTTTAATATCAACGGACAATATACTGATACTGCTAATTTTTCTTTTGAAATTTTCACGTATTTGCCGGCGTCGTCTGGTATCGGAATTGCGTTCGTGACGATGGATTCAGCGCTATCAAGCGGGTTGCAGTTTCGAATCAGGAATACAAATCAAATCTCGATCGCCGACGCCTCGAATGGCACGCCGGCTATCAGTTACACGTATACACCAAACACATGGTATCATTTTGTTGGTGTGATAAATAAGAATTCTAACAATACATACTTTTACGTTAATGGTACGCTGGCGGGTTCAACCGGTGGTACTACTCCTTCGGTGACCCCCGCGAAATTCTGGTTGCTACGGAATCCATATCCAGGGTTTCCCGAACCCGCACCGCAAGGCACGCGGATTGCGTACGCAAAAGTGTGGAATGGTCCGCTTACGGATGCGGCTGCGAGGGCACTATATCAGGAATTCCAAGACGGATTTCCGAACACGCTGAATCGGGAACTACCTCGATCTAGCGTATTGTTTTTAGGCGGTTCAGTTGCACCAGTAGATAATTATTTTTATTTTAACGAATTTTAAAAATAGGTGAATTCAAAATGTCTAATACTTACACATGTTCAGGAAGTATTACTGACGGAACTATTAAAATTGAATTTAATGGAACTCTGTCAATTTCCTCCGGTTGTTCCTCCGGTTCCATCACCAACTGGTGCTCCGGGCACTCCTACAAATGTCATAGCAGCAGTTGGCTACTTTGCACAAATAAACATATTGTGGGAAACAGCTGACAATACAGCCACGTCTCATCTTATTGAACGATCTACTGATGGTATTATTTGGCATGCCATTGGAAAAACCTCTGGGATCGATAATTCATTTACTGATGAAGGTGTTTATGACAATATTAAATATCAATATCGCGTTACTTTTCCGAAACGCTGATGTGTTAGTAGCAACTGTTAATAGTTCTTTTAACAGATTTGCTACTAAGCATGGAATATACTTAGCTGGTTCGTATTGTGGTGCTGATGATTTTGTTATAAACTAACTTTAAAAAGGAAATCACATGGCTAACAGTAGATTTGTGCAATCTGGGGCAAATGCAGCAGCTTCAATTACTTTGAGTGCTAATGCTTTCATTGAACCTTCAATCAGTAACATCAGTTATTCATACTCAGGTGTTCCTACTGGTGGAAGCATAAAGGTCGAAGATGGGTCTGGCAACACTATTGCTTTTTGGTATGTTGTAGCAGCAGGGCCGGGAAATATTCCATTACCGCCTAGTCTTCATGGAACATTAAATAACAATTTAATTGTTACTATTGCAGCTGGTGGCGGTTCGTTAGTGGGTACTCTTTTAGTGACATAAAGGCTAAAACATGCTTATCTTCACTTTAGCACTGGTTTGCGTAGTTTTAGTTGTTTCTGTAATTCTTTTAGTTGTTCAAATAGTAATTTTGAAAAATTTACACAAAACAATTAAAACAGTAAATAGTGCTAAATGCTGCAATGATGAAGATCATTATTTGATGCTTCACAAGCTTCAAAGTTGGACTGAAATTATGGAAAAAATGGAATCTTTGACTTCCGTAATCAGTCCCATAATAAGAAGGAAGCATGATTTCAAAAATACGGTTGATGCCAAAAAGGACGAAACATTAGCCGTATCGTGCAGTACAGGAGATGTCACAAAATGACGTTAAACGAAGCCCTAATCTTGCTTGGGGTTGCCTTACTAGGTGGTTTGGGAACTCTGGCAACAACGTTCATGAGCGGCGGAGCAGACTACTTAAAAACCTGGTGGCGAATCAAGAAGCAAAAACTAATTGAGAAGAACACAGCTGAAGGATTCAGGATTTTCGGCAGTTGGTCGTATGCTATTCAGATGCTTGAAAGATACGACTTTGTAGATCGTGTAATAATCTTTTGTGGTCAGAACGGCGGTGGTATTCCAAAGATTGGATATCCATATACTATTCGTGGCGGTTACGCATGGAGTCGTAATAGCAACGAAGATCTGTATAATAAATACAATTTTCGATTAAAGATAGACAGCTCTTACTACAACATGCTCGCTGATCTCATCGAGAAAAAAGTAGTTGTAAACGTAACTGAGAAGATGGATCCCGAATGTGTTCTTAAAGCCATGTATATTCAAGAAGGCGTAGTGTCTTCTGTCCTGTATTTTCTTCACATAAATGGTGAAGATAATATATTCTATTACATTTCAATTGCTAGCTACAAAGCTGAATTTACAAAAACGCAATTGAATCTAATAGAACCTGCTGTTCAACGGCTTCGCAGCATGTACTCAGAAGCCGACAATTACTAAGTAAAGGTGATTTGTGAAAAAGGCTTTGTTAGTATTGATGTTGATTGCAAGTGTGGGATTTGCAGAAGATAAACCAAAACCGATCCGGTTACCCGAGTCGACGATCGTTCCGCCAGCTCCCCCGCTGAAGATCGAATCAAATCGGTTGAACAAAGGGATTGTCTATTACATCGATTCAGACATTCCTGTCTTGGTCATGGCAGCTCCTGCTGGGCTAGTAAAGATCAAGCAAGCTCCAAGTACGCCAGTGACTGCATTTGGTCTGTTTGCGGGATCCAAGAATACTGAGCCTGACTTTAAAGATTTCAAAGGCAAGAATGTATTTTTTATTACAGGATTGTCCAAGGGAACTGTAACCCTTTTCATCGTCCCAAAGGGAAGTGATGTTAAAGAAGAAGACACTCAAACGAAGACTTTGGAAGTGTTTCCAGACACAGAGCCAGAACCCAAACCGGATCCTAAACCTGATCCGACTCCGTCAAATCCATTTTATGACGGAATCAAGGCAGCATACGTTGCAGACGCAATGGATTCAGTAAAGACAGAAAAGCTAAAAGAAGTGTATGATTATGCTGTACTTCAATCTGAGTCTGCTTCTACTTGGGGTGATCTGTTTATTTTAATGCAAGCGAAAGCACAAGAGCTTAAAGTAGATGGAGATAAGAACGTTCCTAAGTTGAAAGCCTATCTGCAAACTTACTTGAAAAGTGTTCTGCCTTCAGTCGGAGCTGGGACAATTCAAATGTCGTTTGCAGATCGAGTAAAGGCCAAAACTGAATTCCAGAAAATATCAGATGGTCTGAAAGAGGTGCTAAAATGAGTGTTGACTTTACCCAGATGGGCGGACGGAAATCAGTATTAATGGGTGGAGATCCGGACGATCCCATCAATCACATTTGGAACTTTGGAGTTACTCCAGAGCCCGACGGCGGCACTGAAATCAAGGATCTCTATGCCAGCAAGCCGAACCTGTATTCTGCCTTTCCAAACTTGCAAGGACGTTGGCAAGGTGGAACTGTAAACCACATTAATGCTGTTCTTAAAAACAACAGTAATGATTGGAGTAAGGTAGAAGAGTTAATTCAATACCAAGTACGAGGATCGTGCGGCGGCCGGGCTGGATCAGCAACCATTGATTTTATTCAACATGTGTTAATTGCTTCAGGTAAACGAGCAAAGTTCCATCGTGCTTCTCACGCTGCATTGTACTTTCTTGCTCGTAAGAAATACAATATGTTGAATGGTCGGTGGGACAATGATCGGAATGACGGCGTTGCCCAAGGTGCTATTCCCGAAGCTCTGAAAGCTTACGGGGAAGTCACCCGCGAAGAGATTGGTGATCTCAACTACTACGGTGAAGGATCTGATGATCTTGCTTGCAAACTTGGAGCTGGTTTACTTCCAGACATTCAAGCGAAGATCATTCAACTTGGTGCGGATAATATTTGTACTGAGTGGGTCACTGTAACATCTGCACAAGAATTGGCAGATGGAATTGCTGCTGGTGGAATTGGCATCGGTGCAGATGCTCAAGGTTTTACCATGCAACGTGATGGTAAAGGTTTCTGCCGTCCTTCTGGAACCTGGCAACATTATCAAACTCGTGTTTCTGTACTCGGTGAATCTGATTACGGACAAAAGGGGTTTGGTTACTGGCAGAGTTGGGGCAAGACAACTCCGGACGGTCCGAAATTGGCTGGACACCCGGGGAACTGTTTCGGTGTGGATTGGGACACCCAAGATCGCGTTTGCAAAACCGGTGCTTGGGCAGTTGTGTTTGGATTCCCGTTGTGGGATCTCCAACAGGGATTGATTGATATCCCTTGGACATTTTAACCAAAAGGTGATTTGATGAGCGTTGCGAATCTGTTGATGGTGTTGGTGGAAACTCTGATTTCCAAATACGGAACTCAGTATCTGGGAGCGTTGCTGCGTGGACTTCTGGACTTCCTTCCTGGGCACGTGGTTCTTGCTGCAAACGGCGGTGTGGGCGACGTTCCCGCTTCTGCTCTGGCAGCTCCCGCCGAACTGAAAAGTTACACGGTGGAACTTCTTCAGAAGATTGTGAACAATGGGAATCTTCCTTTGTATGCTAGGATGATTCTCAATCAGGTTATCAAGTTCTTGCCGGAACTGGAAGATAGCCTGTGGAACATGCTGTTCACAAAGGGAGTTGTTCCTACCACAACTGGAACTTTAGAACTTGCAACGGCAGGTTCTTTCAAGGCAGTTCCGAGCGAATTGCTTGATCTTTGCAAGATGTAAGGGTAACTGCTACAATGTCCGAGAGATTTTGTTTCTCTCGGACATTTAGGATTTAACTATGTCAAAGAAATTTGTTAATTATACTTTGCGACTAGAAAGCAGTGGCAAAGTACGCACGGAATACCTTGAGGGGCAATCCTGTTTGGTAGCTCCGTGTCGAATGCTGGTTGAAGGCGTGCATAACGGATCCATGGGTCCGGGCTACTACTCCAAGGAAGAGATCGCATCAAAGCCTTCGGTGTGGAACCACATGCCTATCATGGTTGGACATCCCAAGAATTCAAAGGGAGATTACATTTCTGCTCGATCGTCTGCAGGTGTTTTGAATGCTTCAAAAATCGGCATTCTGTTGAACACCAAAGCAACGGAAGATGGAAAGTATCTGGATACTGAAGCTTGGTTTGTCGAGTCTCGTGTGAAGCAGATCGATAATCGTATCTATGAGGCACTTCAAAACAATACACCAATGGAAGTTTCTACTGGGCTTGATGCTACAGTGATTCCTACATCTGGTATTTGGAATTCCGAAAAGTACGATTTCATTGTCACAAACTTTGAACCTGATCACCTGGCAATTCTGCCTGATCAGATTGGGGCTTGCAGTCTGCAAGATGGAGCTGGTTTGCTAGTCAATAAAGGTCAGTTACCTCAAGCTCATTCGCAAGCTTTGAACAAAGCAGTCTCTGAAGCTTTGTCAAGGATTAAGGGTATTTATAACGGTAGTGATTTGTCATTTGACACAATTGCTACAAGTTTAAATTCTCAACTGAGTGCCAAATACGGACAACCGGGCAAATATTGGAATGGATATCTTTACGAAATATTCCAATCCAATGTTGTTTTCCGTAATGAGGACGGTAAATTGTATAAGATCAGTTACAAAACCGATTCTTCTGGCGTTTCACTGTCTTGAGAAGCGATACAAGTAAAACAAACTGTATCTTATGAACCTGTAACTACAAAGGATAAAACGATGACCAATGAAGAAAAGACAAAGATCGTCAATCAGATGATCAGCACTGGCAAGTTCACCGAAGAAGACAGGGAAACTCTGATGAATACTCCTCATCAGCTGCTCCCTAAAATTACCGCCGTTCTTACCGTTGTCCCGACGAAAGAAACAACGCCAGCTCCGGTGGTTAACGAGAAAAAAGAAACGCCCGTAACTACCAAGGTGCAAACCTTGAATGATCTGATGGCAAATCTCGATCCCGAGAGCCAGAGCATCCTGAACGAGATGAAGAACACTTATCTCGAAAACAAGAAGACTCTGATCGATCAAATTCTGGCAAATGCAAACAACACGTTCACCAAGGAACAACTGGACGGCTTTAAGGCCGATCAGTTGAAAGCTATTGCAAATCTTTGCAAGGCTCCTGCTGTGGTGAATAACAATCCTCTTAGCGTCATGCAAGGGTCTTACACTGGTGCTGCCAGCGGCATGGGTTTCCCGGCCGTCACTCCGGTTGAGAACAAAGACACTTTACTCAACGCAAAGAAAAGTGACATGGATGATTGGTTCTCCAAGTAATCAACGAGTACTTCAATAATAGGAGTTTATAAACATGGCGAATCCGAATACGATCGTTCTCAAGGGAGAAATCGGCGAGCATTACGATGAAGGTATCGTGACTGTCTCTGCTATCACTCCTGGAATGTTGATCAAGCGTACCAGTGCTGCCGGTGTCGGCACGGTTGGTAATGTCGCCGTTCACAGCACTGCGGGTGGTGCTGGTGAAGTTGCGATTGCAATCGAAAACTCTCTGTACGGTAAGACGATTCTCGATGCTTACCCGGTGGGTGGTCGTTGTCGTTTTGTGAATCCGGAAATTGGTGATTGGTGCTACCTGGCTGTTGCTGCGGCAGCTGCTGCGATCGCCTACAACGACCCGCTTTCGAGTGCTGGCGATGGTACGTTCAAGAAGGAAACTTCTACCGGCAAGGTGTTTTTCCTGGCTGAACAAGCCCTGGACAACTCCGCTGGTGCGTCGATCGCCTGGATCAAGGCTCGGCGTGTTGCTGCAACCACTGCGTAATCAATAAACTTCCAACATAAGGAGATACGTTCAATGGCTCAAATGACTGAAAGTCCTGCGATGATCACCAATGCCAACTCGATTTTGAGTGGCGGGGGATCGTTCGGCCAAGCAGTGGCGAAAAAGCTGCTGAATTCTGGCTTTGATCACAACTGCTTACGTCCTTACGTAACAGAAGACGGTCGATCTTGCCATGATCGAATCGTCAATGGCGAAGTGAAAACCTTCATCGACAACGATGGTACTCTTCGCAAGCTCGAATGGGAATTGCTGGATAAGGCAATCATTCCTGCTGCCAAGCCGCGTTTGAAGTTGGTTGGCGATTTGCTGCAATCTGTCCCGTACAATCTGCCCAATCCCATGGGCGTGACGACGATTCAGTATCAACAGCAGAGTGACGTTTCCGAAGCGACTCTGTCTCTGGACGGTGTTCGTAAGTCGGAACGTGACCGACCGACCTTCAGCCTGGTGAACTTGCCGATTCCGATCATCCACAAGGATTTCAGCTACAACATTCGCGAACTTGAAACGTCGCGTCGTGGTGGTCAGCCTTTGGATGTGGTGACTGCTCAACTGGCTTCTCGCCGGGTGGCAGAAATCGCGGAACAATTGGCAATCGGTACGATCGGATTTACTTCAGGCTCTGACAACGTCTACGGTCTGACGAACTATCCGAATCGCATCACGTATTCGATGACGAATCCTACCGGTGGCGGTTGGACTCCTCCGAACACGATTGCTGACATTCTGGCGATGCAATTGGCATCCCGTCAACACTACAACTTTGGTCCGTGGAAACTGTACGTGTCTCTGAACTGGGCTCAATACCTGGATCGGGACATGAGCGGTTACTACCAGAACAAGACGCTTCGCCAGCGCATCAAGGATATCGAAGGCATCACCGATATCGTCACTCTGGACTATCTGACCGGCTATCAGATGGTCATGGTTCAAATGGATGCCAACAACATTCAGATGATCAAGGGTTCGATGCCCAGCGTCATCCAGTGGGAAGGGTCTGGCGGCTTCGAAGTCTTCTTCAAGGTCTTCGCAATCCTGGTTCCCTGGCTGCGATCTGACAAGTACGGCAACTGCGGTATTGTTCACGGCTCTTAAGTTTTTTTTGAACCTAATCTCTTACTCTTTTTTGAAAAAGGTGATTTGCAGTCATGGCTACCAAAAAGCTAGTTCCGGTTCGTGTGAAAACCGGAACTCATTATCATAAGGAAATGCGAAACAACAAGGAAGAGGATGTCTGCTACAAGGCACATGAGGAAAACAATAATATTGTTTTCCTTTCCTTGGAAGATGCAAAGTCTCTGCTGGAACGTTTCGTAAACAAATTCGAGATCGTTCATGAGATCGAATACAAACTTCCTACTCCGGAAACTCCTGCAGAACCTGCAGAGGAAGAAGAGAAGGAAGAAGTCGAAACTCCTTCTGCTGAAGATGACTACGGCACTGAAGTGACCAAAAGCCTCGAAGAGTCCAAGGGCACCAAGTGCAAAGTCTACACCAAGGACAATCTCTATACGGTGATCGGTCCTGAAGGTGAAATCATCAAGCAAGGCGTCAGTGAAACTTCAGCTCGAAAGACTCTGAAGAAAATGCAACCCACTGAGTAATCATGGGAAATAGAACGTCAGAAGATCTTGTTAAAAGTATCATATGGGAAGACGATTTTGATATCGCTACCTATGATACTTTTATTGCTACTGCTAATATGATTGTAACAAAATATGTTGCAATCAATCCAGGCTATTCTGTTGGTGATTTAACGCTGATTGAAACTTGGCTTGCAGCTCATTTCTGCTGCATTAATTCCCCAAGAAAGACTCAATCAACTATTTCATCAGCACAGTCTAGCTATGAATCTCGTGTTGGATTTGGCTTTAATCTGACTCGATATGGGCAGCAAGCAATGCTACTTGCAGGTGATGGAGAACTTGCAAAGCTTAATGTACTGCTTGAGCAAAAGAAGATTCGAAAGCCTGCTGTTTTGTTTGTCGGTGGAAATGCCGACAATGATAGTCCTTACTACGTGTATCCGCCATACTAATGTCAAGAGAAATTCGAGTATATCTGATACATGCAGCAGTTTATTGGAAGTGCTTAGGGGACACTGATTCCAATGGGGAACCCCTCTATGCACCTCCGATAGAAATCCGCTGTCGTATTGAAGATCATGCTCATGAAGTGTTTGACAAAGATGGTCGGAGAATTGAAACAAACTCTCGCATTTATACTCAATTTTTGATGAATGAGAAAGATGCGATTTGGACTGGTCCATCTGGAAAAACATTATGGAAGAAGTTTGTTCCAGGGAGTTTGCTAGCGGCGTTGAATCCATCAGACACAAAGAATCCGTATTTAAACGATGCTAATGAAATACGGAAAAAGTACAATATGATGGATGCTAGAGGAAACATAACTCTTTTTGTGAGTTTTACATAATGGCAGAACCTGAATACATCACTGGGATTGATGCTGCCATCAAAGCAGTCGGCAAAAAGCTTGATCGTGACATGAAGTACACGATCAACGAAGGCTTGAAAAAGTGTGCCGAAGTGATCCTGAAGCAAGCCCTGAAATACGTTCCAGTGGATACTGGGGCTCTCAGGGACAGTGGACGGGTGGAAGTTGAAGGGCAAGCCAAAGGATCAGTTGCCCGCGTGCTGTTCGGTGGAACTCCAGAAACATTTTATGCATTATATGTGCATGAAAATCTTGAAGCAAAACATGAGGCTCCTACATGCGCAAAATTTTTAGAACGTGCTTGCAGGGAAAGAGCTGGAACATGTGCTTCTATTGTTGCATACACACTACAAACTGATAAAGAACATGCAACAAAGGTCTCTACCGCCACTGGGAAAGATGTCGCATACCAGACACACTAATGAAAACATACAAGGTTCCCAAGGCTCCATCTGAAATACTTTTAAATTTTTTACTATCTCAGAATTTAGTTTCTTCAGATAGTAAAAAAGATTGGTTTTGCACGGCTGGCGGATTAACAGATAATCCAGACAATGCCATTGCAATCTATGACACTACGCCGTTCATTGATGGATACATATTGGAAACTGGTGAACCGATAAAGCACTATGGAATATCGGTAACAGTTAGATCTTTAAAGTATCCTGATGGATGGCAAAAAGGAGAAGAGCTTGAAAGCTTTATGTGTGCATCAAGCAAAACTCCTATGTTCACAGGCGAAGAATACCAATTGACATTAGATTCTTTTGTTATTTCTTCTGGTATTCATTTCTTCGGAAATGAAACTAAAAACAACAGAAAACTATTTCAGTTTTCTGGAAGACTTACAATCCAGATCGGGGTATCCCTATGACGCTCAGCTACACAAGAAAGCAAAGCGTTCTGATTGATAATGTGCAGTGTTCAAGCACTGTCAGTATCAATTCTGACGGCATCATTCAGCAATCTCCGCTCGTTCCGTCACCCAAGACTGGAACTGTGACTACTTACACAGACACCAACACAGCTACGCTGACGATGGCATCTGGACACGGTATTACTACCGGTGCAAAGTTTGATTTGTACTACGCGGGTGGCGTGAGATACAACTGCGTAGCAGGAACAGTGTCCGGGAACACCGTGCCGTTCACAGGGGGAACAGGATCTGCAATTCCGCCTCTGTCTACTGTGATTTCGGCAATGGTTCCTCAAAGCTACAATTTCTTTTTCGTTTGGGGTGATATCCAAACTTTGGTTTGTAGTTCACAAAAGGTTCCATATCCTGTACGAGCTACAATCCATTTCATCACCGACACAGCATCAGAAGCAAGCTGGCCGTTCGTAGCACTTGATGGAGTGAGTGATTACGTCTGGGATACTCTGATGTTGAATAAACCATTGCTTGCTATCACAGACATTGTGACTATTAAAATCAGTCATGATGATGTGAATTTCCCTCAGACAATTTCCGTCAACGCAATGTTCCAAAATTAATAAGGAGATAAATAGATGGCAACCAAGCGATTAAGTGAATCCGTAGGTGCAACGATAACTTTTGCCAGTTATCCTTCGGTGAAGTTCTACGTGAAGCAAATGTCCCCTCCTCACGTAGACGCCGGAACTCCGATCCAAACTACGTTACTTGCAAATACCAAGTATCATACGTTCACTACACCAAAGCTGATCACCCTTGGTGATTTCAATGCAATGTGTAGCTATAACTCTGATGCAATGGTCGATGCAATTGGTTTTGTTGGACTGAACCAATTGATAACGTTTACTTGGCCTGACGGGTTTACATTCACCTTCTACGGGGCTATCATGAAGTTTGCCCCTGGAGAATTGACTCCGGGAACTCAGCCCACGGCAACGGTAACGATCCATCCGACGATGGAAAACCCAACGACCCTGGCTGAAACTGCTCCGACTTACACTGTTCCCTGATAGGTGGTTTTAATGGCTGGCGAACGCAAGGTTTTCAATTCGAAACGGAAGCAAGGAAGCATTCCTTTTGATCTTGAGACTGACGATGGAGTGATTTCTTATTATGTCATGAAAATGACATGTGCTCAAACAAGCGAATGGCTCGATTACTATCGAGCTAATTCACATGAAGTAACGATCGAGGGAGAACAACGACTCGTTCCGAATGGTACGAAGAACTGGCGGGAAAAGCTGCTCAGTCTCAGTGTTGTTGACTCCAAGTACCAGCCGTTGAGCATCGAGCACTTCAACGAATGGACTCCTGAAGCAGCTGATGAAGCGTTCAAGCTTGCGAATGAATTGAACTTCCCCAATCCTGAAGTTGAAAAAAAAGACAGTTAGACGCAGAAGAATTTCTTTGGCATCACATTGTTAAGAGGATTGGTGGTGGGAAAACGATTCAAGAATTGAAAGAAGTGATGACTCATTTAGAATTCTTGAATTGGAAGAAGTTCATAGAAAAAGAGTTGATCAATGAAAGAGATGAGCGAGCACTACAACAATGGTACTTCGCTCATCTCTGTTATTATATACATGATCTAAACTACATTTTAGGTGGTAAAAATCCTACCACTGTGAAAAACTTCTTCTTAGAACTAGAAGAAAAAGAAGTAGAAAAACAAAAGTCAGTCCCTGCAGATAATCCTCTAATAGACGAAGACATTCTGAAAGACAAGTTAGAATGTGAAAAAGCTTTTGTCGGGATGATGCTCGGACTCAATTATGCTGAAATCAAACGCAAACACGGATTGAAGAAATGATTGACGTAGAAGGCATCAATATAAAAATCGCCGGGGATACCTCCGGCTTAGATGCTGCTGCCCGTCGTGTGCGAGACACACTCCACAAGATTGGCAGAGACACGATCAACAACGCACAGAATATAAAAAATACCTTTGATAATATTCAAAGGCAGCAACAAGCTTTAAAGAATTTATTTGCGAATCTCGGCATCAAGAACACTGCTGAGAATATTCGTATTCTTAATGCTGCGTTGAAAGAAGAAGAAGCCCAGATCAAGAAGAACGAAAAGGCGTACAAGGATTATCAACAATCCCGGGTGAATGCGATCAAGGCAGGGGATGCCTACAACAAAAGGATGAAAGCAGCTCAGCGGCAGCAATATCACACACAAGACAGCATCGCAAACAAGGCCGCTCTTTACAGTGGTTTGGCTAGTGGTACGGTCGTAGGCGGTCGTCTTGGCTTCGCTGGTGGCTTCTTTGGCGGTCGGATTGGCAGCTACGTAGGTTCTTCCATCGGGAATATGTTTGGAGCCACTGCAGGAGCAGCAGGGGGTATTGTCGGCGGTGCTCTTGGTGGCATTGGCGGAACGGCTCTTGCTGCCGGTGCCAAGGTCATGGAGATGTACCTCAAGTCCTCATTGGCCTTGATGGAAAGAATTGGTGGCTTAGCTCATGACTTCCTTTCGACTTCTTTAAAACTTGGAATAACATACGAAAAGCAGATTGTGTCCCTTCAGGGTTTGACTGGATCCAAAGAAGTTGGAAGTAAGTTATACAATGATATTGAAAAAATAGCTATCAAATCGCCATACAAAACTTCTCAGTTAATTCCTCAAGCTGAGATGTTACTTGGTGCTGGAGTAAAACCAGATCAAATTCCTACTTACTTGAGCAGAGTCGGTGATTTGGCTGGTGGTAATATGGAACGTTTCCATTTTATTGCCAAAGCAATGGCTGACGTAAATGCAGTTGGTCACTTACGCGGGCAAGAATTGAATCAGTTCGCCAATCAAGGTATCATGGGAGCCGACTTTGCAAAGACGATGGGTTTGCAAGATAATATGCCCAAATTCATGCGTAAGTTAGAAGGTGGAGAAGTAGATAGAAATATTGTTCTTCAAACAGTTGAGAATTTGGGAAACAAGGGCGGACGTTTCCATAATCGTGGACAAGAGATTGCAACAGGTACAGTTGGCGGTGCTCTTGAGTCTTTAGGCGAAACCATAGAATCATTCCAAAAGAAATTTGGAGATATGATTCTTAAAAAGTTTAATGTCGCTGCCATATTAAACAAAGTGTTAAATGGTTTTGGCGATATTGACATGAAAAAAGTTGAAAAATGGGTTGATCGAGCAGCAAAGGCGTTTGCTCCTCTGGGAGAGACTCTTTTAAAGTTTGGTGATTATCTGTTAGAAATTGGAGCTAACTTAGGTGAAAGTCTTCCAAGCTGGGAAGAGTTCGCTTCGGTTATCAGTGATTCGGTTGATAGATATTTACCATTCTTTATCAATACTTTGAAGGTTCTTGGAATTGCAACACTTGCCATTGGCAGAACTTTCTTGTCAGTAGGTGACTGGTTCATTGGTGTAATTAACACAATTACACAATCAATGGTGTTTAAGAAAGTAATTGGTGACGTGGGCGAGATTCCGCAAGTTGCCAGAGCTGGAACCATTGATAAATGGATGAAGGATCTTCAAACTGGATTGAAGAAATCTCCAGATCCAATTAAAATTGTCAATGGAAAATGGGATCCAAAGAATGTTGGTCCTTTACAAAATGTGATGAACAATGGAGATCCAGTAAGGCCGATTGAAGATCAACCTGGTTTTGAAAAGCATCCTCCAGGTTTTGATAAGCATACCAATGACATGATAAGCAAAATTGACAATGAAATTGCTACTGGCATTGGATCTTTTGAAAAGTTTGATAAAGGAATTGCTCGATTAGCTAATGCTTGGAGTCCTTCCAATGGAGCAAAATCTCAAATCGGGGAAAAGGAATTTGGAATCGGAGCATTGGATCTTTTCAAGTCCCTGGAATCGGACATGAAGGATTTCATGGACAAGCCTGCTTCAGCGGCGTTTGCCAGAACTGGCAGTGCTCAAGACATCATCAATGCGAATCTCACTGCAGGAAACATGGACATTGGAGAACGCACACTGGCTGTGATTGAAGCGGCCAAAGTTGTGCAAGAACAACAAAAGGAAGTTCAAACTAAGATTCTGGACGCGATCAAGAAGTATAATACCAATCAAATTTTAAATGAGTTTGGATTTTAATTATGTCAATATTTACTCCTGCGACTTATCCGTTCTTGGGATATGCTAATGAAATCATCAAATCAAATCAGGGAACTGTTTTTGATGCGACTGATATTTACAAACGCGAATATGTGAAAACGTTTCGAGTTCGTGTAGCAGATCCCCGGGTAGGACCAGAAACGGTTTGCCGGGCTCCAGGTATTCCAGCTCCCTACACTCCCTACGCATCAGCTGGAAATTTTGAATATGATTTGAGTGCTGTGGTGGTTGGGCTAGAGGCACAGAAAGAAGTTGAGAACGATTGGCAGAATTGGATTGTAACAGTCAAGTATTCTACAGAACTTGGCAACGTGAAATCTGATTTCGGATTTCCTTCCCAAAAGAGCGGGGGAACTGCCAATCACCCGGAACTCGAACCGCCAGTTCTTGACTGGGATTTCGAAGTAACCAAAGAGGCGATGCCTACTGACTTGAACGGAAGGGCGTTCATCAACTCAGCTGGTGATCTTTACGATCCAGCTCCGCAGATTGATATTGCTCGCCCTGTTCTTCACCTGCAAAGAAACCAGTTGGACTTCAGCCCTGTGAAGGCTCAGCAGTTTGCTTTTGCTTTAAATAACAAAATGTTCTTAGGGCAGTATCCTTATACTGCCCAATGTTATCCTCCTAAAGCTACTCAAAAGCAACTGGGCGGATTAATATATTGGCGAGTTGTATATAAAATTAGATTTAAAAATCTTATACCAATTAAGCAATGGAGTGCAAAGAAAGGAATGTTTGTTCCAGTAGATCGAAAAGAAGACGAACAAACTTTTTTAAATAACATAACTGACTTTACTGGAACCTTTGGAAATCCATACACTACAAGACCTGGACAAACTTGGCTAGTTGAAATACTTGATGCTGGATACAATACTTATCGAGATCTCAGTCTTGATAAAGGTGGTCCGGCGACAACAAGGACGAAACAGCCGATCTTCCTTCCAAGCGGAAAGCCAACGAAGCCGGTTCTTCTTGATGGCGATGGCGGACAGTTAAAGATAATTCAAGGTGTAAATGGTAATAACTTTACCATCCCAAGATACAATCAGTTTTGGTGTTATCCAGATGCTGATTTGAATATTATTCTTCAACGAGGAGTTTGATAATGTCTCAGATCAATGATGATCTTTACGTGCATGGTGACTTCAGAGCTGATAGTATGCAAGTGCCATACAACAGCATTGGTGACATTCACATCGCACCTTCTCTTGGTATCATTCAATACAACAAGATGCAGCAGCAACGAGCAATCAAATATGCACAGAAATACGGAACCGCCGTTGTTTCTGAGCGAGCTGGGATTCACATTGGAGTAGGCTCAGGAACGATTTTGAACTTCTTTGCGGCTCTTGCTGTTCCCTGTGTTGGAGCAGCGACGGTAACAGTGGACTTGTTGAAAAACGGAGTGAGTGTTCTGTCTGGTATCATCACACTCAACAGTGGTGTAACAGCATTTACTTCAGTGTTGGGGACTTTGTCTTCATCGACTTATAATGCTGCTGATGTGTATGAAGTGAATGTGACTGCAACTGCGGGTGGTGGTACAATTGGCCAAGGCTTGACCGTGATGCTTTACACGAAAGAAAGTCCTGTCTAATGGGTATTTCACAGTTTACTATGGATAGAATCTTCCGGGGCGTCCGGAAGATTGAAAAGATCGAACTTAGTCCAACTTATGTTCCTGAGAACAGGTTGGATAAAGACGAAGAGCTTTTCATATTAGTAACTGGTTCTAAAAAAGGTTCTTTCTATCCAGGAACCGTTTCTTTCAGAGATCCCACTTATCCAGATCCAGCAAAAAATAAGTATATTGATAATACTTATTATGATCCAACTGCAACTGTCTTAGTTGAAGCAATCAACGATGAACCGTTGCTTACCGGAAAACGCTATTTAGGAAAACTAACATCATGGTATTTAGATCCAGATACAAATCAGGGTACTCCAGTCTATACCGTGGTTTATACTCCCCCGGTTGGTTATGGTTATTATGGAAATGATGTTCCAGATCAGCCTGGAATATTTTCTGATACTTGGACAAGTATATCAGAATTGACAGCCGCAGGATGCGAATTGACTATCACAAAATCGACTTATTATCAGATTGATGATGAGTCGATAGGTTTGTTGTTGGTAGTCACACCAGACACATACTCCATTCCGTTGGGACCGTTTCCCTTGCATGGAACTGTCACTATCAACATTCCCTCGCAGACCGGTACATTCTCTGGCACGGTCGGCACTTGTGCTGTGTCGGTTACAGGAACAATTCCTGGTCAAACTGTAAATGGCGATCTGTCCGGATCAACCGCCTGTCCATAGGAATGAAATGAAACTATTAGAACATGTGAACCAAGAAGGTAAGATTATTGGTTATATGTTTTTCTGTCCAGGATGCCAAGAGAATCATTCGTTCAATACCGAAACAGGAATTACTCGACCTACCTGGTCATTCAATGGGAATCTTGAATTTCCTACATTCAAACCGTCTTTGCTGATAAGGTCTGGGTGTAGCATGAGCAACCACAAACCAGAAATGGGATGTTGGTGTACATTCGAAGCGAAGTACGGAAAACCTTCTCCGTTCAAATGCGGAGTTTGTCATTTGTATGTGACTGACGGAAAGATTCAATTTCTTTCAGATTGTACTCATGAACTCGCCGGAAAGACTGTAGATCTTCAAGAGATTGATTAATGACTTGGCCATCGACTATTACAACCAGTGGAGATTGTTCAGCGTGCTGTGGTGCGGTAGGATGTCCATGTAACACTGGAGCTTTTCCAAGTAATCTTAATGTAAAACTAACTTGGTTGAGTGGTCCTTGTCCTACCATAGATGGGATGGTCGTTACAATATCTCATACGTTCGGATCTAACTGGAGTGGTAACGGCGGACTCCCGAATCCTTGTGCTCCAGCTCAAGTATCATTTAATTGCTCTGATACTGGTGGCGGTGTTTATAAGTTTAGCATCTCAATCGCATTTGGGGCTGACTTAAGTTTGATATCGTATCATACTTCTTACACATGCTCACCAGTTGATATTTTGTTCAATCCTGTTAATCTCATTTGGTCCGGATCAAACGGTAGTTCTCTTTGCTGTCCTCAAACAGATACTGGAACTGTCACAATACTTGGAACCTACAAAGTTGAAGTGACTCCATGACTACTTACGTTGAAGAGCTTGGTCGAGAACTTTCGGACATAGAATTACAACTATGGAACAACGAGTATTTTCATCCAAATCTTTGTAAGTACTATCAGGATCTTTGGCGTGCAGAGTGTCAAAGCATCAAGATCAAAGTATCTGAAAACAATAACTTTTTGAACGCTCCTGTTGCAGTCAAGGCAACTGCTCCAATCAAGTTGCCGATCGTCCGACCGAACCGCTGTGAGTTCTTGGAAAACCGCGTAGAGTATAAACACGGCTGTGGTGGCTGGCGATGCAAGCATGGCTGTGAACATGGTCTTCCGGCAGTCCCGGGAGAATACTGTCAAACTTGTACCTTATACGAAGACTCAGGTCGTAAATTCTAATGGCTAATGCACTGATTACTTGGGTATTTGGTTTCGAAGCCGAGCAGATCTTTGAGCAAACCCGAGAGAGCATGGAGATCTACGCCAAGCAATGCGGCGTAGATTTCATCGTGTTTCGGGAACTACCAGACTCCAAACATCCCTTACTGACCAAATGCAAGATCACACAATTCTTTGATAAGTATGATAGGATCTGTTTCGCAGACTGTGACATTCTGTTTGGTCCTCAGAGCGTTGATGTGTTCCAACTGGTTCCAGAAGATGTAATTGGAATCAGAGAAGAGTCTTTTGAAAATGATATTGGTGACAAGTTCAGATTAACCAAAGGCTTGAAGATCCTTATCAGTGAGTTCAATGCAGTCGAAGCCGAACTTACGCCACACTATAATTCTGGATTGATGATCATTCCGAAGAAATGGAAAGCAGTCATCCAATATCCAGATCACATTAAGAACTTCCCCAAGCACCACACTGCAGAACAGGATTACATTCGTCATAGAATTAATCAAAGAGCTGGGGACACTGTATTCAAATTAACCAAAGAGCATTGTATGCTCTGGTCTACTGATGATAGGGATGAGTTCAGGGAGTTCAGAGGAATCAAACACTTCAGCGGAACCCCGAACCGAGCAAACGTTATTCGAGCACATAAACACATAAACAAAGAAAATATTCATTCTGGGCACAAGTTGGGAATAGTTGTCGGTCATTTTGGCATGCCTGGAGCGGTGCGTTTCCAACATGTCCTGAACCAGCAAATGCTGGGTGGCGTGCCGATGCTGATCAATGATGATCACACCTGGAATGCACATCGTAAAACGGAATCTGCCGAGGTCGGCCAGAAGAGGTATCAGGAGCTGCTTAGCTACTGCGAATCAAATAACCTTGATTTTAGGATAAGTAACGAGAATCTACGGCTACTTCACTCCGGTGGGGATCTTTCAGCCTTCCACAACGGACTTGCATGGGCTCATAAAAATGGGTTTGAGTATTTATGCAAACTAAGCATGAGAGCATTCATCACCAAACCCGCATGGCTTCAGGAAACAGCAAATCTCATGCATGGCATGAATTTGAAAACCGGGATGAACATATGTTGGTATGGAGAAAATAAAACATACTTCCCTGTAAGATCCGAAATCATTTTCATGCACGTTCCATCATGGATCAAAGGTTTGAGGATGATTCCCCGCGATCGCTGGCCGGACGCAGCTGAGAACCTGATCGGCAGATTGGTATCAAGATATCTCACTGGTAAAGCTATGGGTCCTACGTTCTTTGGTCCTGATCGTTATGTGAAATATGATCATCTATTCTGGCATGATAATTACTTCGGCAAGGAAAAAGAAGGGGAGAAATTCGGAAGATCATTAGCTAAAAGATTTGGAGTAGACTTGGGTCCAGAATTTCATTCTAACGTAAGTGCTGAAACTCCTGGATATGAAGGTTGGTGTTAGTAACGGGAGAGTTCCCTCTGAAACCTCTCCCGTTTCACAAGCAGGACACAGAGCAGTTCTATTACTTTTTATCATAAGTTCCTCAATTGATAAACCCCTTGTTAGAACACGATCCTAACAAGGGGTTTGGATTGGAGCCATTACCGTGGAGTGCATGGTTTACGAGGAATTACAAAGACTCGCTAAGGTACTCATGCATAACCCTACAGCTGTCGGATGTAGTATCAGTTTATCCGCTATCCCGCTGCCGGACTGATTCAATTACAACTTTTCAATCTTCTTCAACACTTCGAAAAGACTCACGTTAGTAAAGTCCTTTTCTGGTCGGGATACTTGAAGACGAACATCGTCTTTTTCGATGGCAATCGCGATGGCTGGAATCGTATCTGCAATATTTGTTGTGCCGTCGTAGACGCAAAGACAAAGTCCGGCTGCCTCTTTGTCAAAAGACAAAGTCGGCTTTCCAGGAATACTTTCAAGAGTAATCCAAACTCCTACTTTGGTTGCAGCGACACTTGCAACCAAATTGCCATTTTCGTTTGTTAATTCAAGTTTGTTTTTCATTGGTTACTTCTTGCTTTGTTGTAAAAGAATCCGGTAGTGAAAGTTACCAAGCCTTGAGGATGTCCAATGGTGCATTACAAAGAACCATCAAGAGCCATTTCACTACCGGATATTTGTGCTCCCCGGGATCGAACCGGACTTGAGTGCCGCATGGAACCTGTTGAGGATAGCCCCACGATCACACAAGCACAACTCAACTTAAGACCCTTTGCTTTAGAGACTTCCAGGGAGGATTGGAAATGCAGCAAAGTTCTTAACATTGAACCACTAGCGACGAATGGGGCAAACTCCATTCACGCAACCGCCAGTAGAGCCAGAATTGAAATTGATAACCGGAACAGCAACCGTTTGAACATAGGACGCCTGTTGAACCGGAGCAGAAACAGTTTGAGTCGGAGCAGTTTGGTTTCCGCAGCTCGAAGAAGAGCCACGGTGTTTGCGACAATGACGTCCGAAGGCTTGAGCCTGATCTGCAAAACCAATCAGAGCTGCCAGAGCAAGTAACGTTCCAAACTTCTTCATAGCTTAATCCTTTCAAGTTACTGAGCGAGTTGCAGGAGTGGGATTCGAACCGCACGTTCTCCAGGTTATGAGCCTGGCGAGATTGACCGCTTCTCTATCCTGCGATCTTAGGCCCGGAGCAGGAATCGAACCTGATTGAAATAGTTCGGAGTCTATTTCAATGACGCCTTCCGTCTCTCCAAGCATGTGCTGGCCTACAACGAGTAAGCCAGCTGGGAACCGAACTGTGAATCCGAGTTCCGAAAGAATCACAGCCCTGTTACCATCATTATAGCAGATCAACCGCAACTGACAATACTCAAATTCTTAAAAATTATTCAAATTGTAAGACTTGAGTTCTTTTGCAAAACTGCCAAGCGGTCGAATCGAAAGTTTTAAGGACGCTGGAGAATCCTTGGTGACGTACTCTTGCTTGGTCAGTGGGTTCATCTTTTTCTTCCCGCCTTTCACTGCTGCCTTCCTCTTCGTTTGAATCTTCAAGAATCCCTTCAGCTTGATCTCATGGCCAGACTTCTTGAGGATTTCGGAAGTTACAAGCTTCTGAAGTTCTTGCAACAGTGCCTTTACTTGCTTCACTGGAATACCAGTGTTATCAGACAACTCTTGTTCAATCTCCTTCTGTGTCAACACTAACATCTGACTCTCCAATTGTGATAACTTTACCAATCTGAAAGCTAGGATCATGAGTGATCATTATTATCTGAATGTCTAACTCACTACTCAAGGCTTCCAGAAGTTTCCTTAGTCTAGGACGCTTCGCCGTGTCCACACAGCGAAAAGGTTCGTCCAGGATTAGTATTCTTCTAAGCGGCGGCTGTTGCAAAAGCAATGCCGAAAGACGCAAAGCGAAACTCGCAACATCCAACTCTCCGCCTGAACCAAACAAAGGATCTTCTTCGTTCCCATGTTTTTTGATTACCAATTCAGCTTCAGTCTTTCCCCGCTTCTGTTCGAAGTTGATTAGAAATTCAAAATCTTCTTCGAATATTGCTGTCATGCAGCGAGTCACCAAAGTGGAAATCTTTTGATGAACTTCCTTTTGGATTAACGCTGCCGCTTTCTGGAAAAGAATTTGAGCTTGTTGGATATCCGCAACTTCCTGGATCGACTGAGTCTTCATCAACTTGAATTCATCAAGCTTCTTTAAGTTGTATTCATAAGCCGCTTTTGACTTATTGAACTGATCGAACACGTTCATGAAGTAACCGCCATAAGTTTCTCAAGTTCTTGCAACTCTTCATCAATCTCTTTATTCAGAGTATCTACTAACTCTGAAGTTTCTTTTACTTTATTTTCTAATTCCTTTAGAGAATTAACAGAGTAAAGTTTCTTGGCGGTTTCCTTCAGGTTCTTCAGCTCCCCGTCAATCCTTGCTTGAGCCAGTTTTGCTTTCTCCCACCGTATTTTGACTGCCTGATACTCCTGTAGATTCATTTGAAGTTCCTGTTAGGGAAACTGCCCACATAAAAAGCTTACTTGTTTGTTCAATCATGACTGGAACCCAATGTTCTCCAGGACGATTCCCGTTCTCCATGCTTCGAATTATTGCCTCTTGAAAGAACGCCCAAGTCTTAAGAAACGATGCCTCATCGGTGATTTCACCTTGGGCGACGAACACCGTCTTCTCTGGATTATCTCGATCTTGCCAATGCATTTGATAAAGCATTACGCCATTTCCTTTCTGACTTTATTAAGAGTCTTAGAAACAATCATTTTGACTTCTTCGCGAATGTCGTTCTGTTCAATCATGTCAAGAACGCGTTCCGCGTAATCAACTTTGGCTTCTTCAGGAAGAGATTCCATTCCTTCGAATATAGAATATACATCGATGTTTGACGTAGCTGGATTGATCGGAAGTTCGATCTTCTCTTTCCATTTATCTTTGGATTTATCCAAAGGAATAACTTTGATTCTTCCGTTACTTTGAAGAAGACCAACTTGAGGAGTGAGTAGCTGCTCTGGCATCCGTCGCGGGATCATGCAGCCGCAATTGAAGATATCAATATCACGTTCATGTAAAAAGCCAGTGTGATTATCTCCAAACACTGCCCCGTCGAATCCTTTCAGACTCTTTGCTAAGTTATCTGCACGATTATCATTATCTGCTTTCTTGTGAGCAGTATGCTTGCCGTACCAGCAGAACTTGTGAACCATGGCAATATCTAGGACACCTTCTTCTTTCTCATCCAGTTCTGCCAGCGGAGCACCAAACGGGAAACCCCAAATCCGAAACTTGGACTTCTTCGTATGAAGCATGATCCGACCCTGGATCCCAATCTCAACAATCTTCTGAGAGATTACTAAAGAACCATAAGCTGATCGATAGATATTGCTATAGTTATGATGTGGAAGATCGTGGTTCCCAGGAATCGCGAAGATCGGCGACTTGCACTTGTCCAAGAACATCATAACGTTATTCACAAGGCCATTAGATATTTCAGCAGTGTGAAAGATATCCCCAGCAATGAATAGAGAAACTTCGTGCTGATTAGCCAAAGTTATAACTTGATCAAGATAATCGAACTGAACGGCTTGCCATTCCTCTTTTGTTTCCGCCCGGGCAGAGGGAACCTCATCTGACAAATGGAGATCAGAACAGAAGAGAGCAACCGGGAACGGCTTCTTTACTTTCCGCATAGTGGACACTCCAGTTGTTTGAGTTTGTTCACTTCCGCCTCTGCATCCTTGCTCTCTGCAATCGCCAGTGCTCTCCACCGATCAGCAGACGCCCACCGATCAGCATCAGTTTCCATTCGCTTCTGCTCGGCCCGGAGAGATTGCAATCTAGACAGTTTATTGTCCAGAGCTTGAAAGTCAATCTCCGGTATCCTTTTAACCTTCTGAAGTAGTTCTGTTATCTTCCTATTCAGCTCTCTTATGTCCCGCAGTTCGAGCTTCTTCTTCTCCAGAAGAGTTTGTTTCTCTTTTAATGCTGTGACTTTGTCTTCAACTTCCAGAATCCATTCGTTCTTTTTCACATTTTCTTCAGTCTCTTTGATTAACTTCTCGTTCAGCCTTACTTGCTGGTTCGCCGCGTAGAGTTGTTCTGAGACGTCTTTCAAGACTGCATCAATCATATCAAGATTGACAATCTTGTTTAACTTTCTGCTGATCTCCAGGGGAGAGAGATGGAACCAAAGAGCAGCATCTAATTGCTTTTGAATATTCAGCTCATTGATGTTTACCAGATCTCTGATCTCATCTGGAACCTCTGTCCCGAATGCAGCAAACTTTTTGTCGTCCAGGTAGTATTCGTTTACCTTTCCTCTAACTCGTCTAATCGTTGTATTATCAAGTTTCGCCTTGACCTCACACTCTGTCTCTCCATGTCGAATGTAAGATGTTCCTCTCGGCACGTTATTGAAGAGGAAATCCAGAGCCCGAATAACAGAGCTTTTGCCAGCACCGTTACTGCCGATGATCGTAGTGACTTGGTCGAACTCGATGGATAGTTCTTCATGTTTTTGAAAGTTGTTTATTTTGAGTTTCGTAAGCATCGCCGTACCTTATTGCAATCAATGACTAACAATGTATCTAGCCGAAGAAAGTAAATTCGTTTTTCAAAAGTAACTTCATCTTTAAAAACGAAAGAGCCTCTTGGTACAGGTCTAGGTAGTCCCATGATTGAGGTATTAATTACTTTATTAACGTACTCGTTAAAAGTAACTAAAGGTTCCCGGCCCGATCGCTTATGAACAATCGCCCATCCAGGGATTCCGGAATCCTTGCAGGACTTCTCACACTTGGCGATCCACTTGGAATAGATGTCAGTTCCTTCAGCTGCGTTCTTCTTGGTCAGGCTGTAGTTGAGTAGCTTCTCAATCTCGGCGTCTGGATAGCCATTCTTTAATTCAAAAAGAATGTTATCAATCAGAAGTTTACCATCAGGATCCGTGGCTGTGATATCCCCGTATTGTCCGGCAGTGCTTTTACCTTTCTTGGTTCGCACCGTAGCACGTGCTCCGGATCCAGCCGTACGCCAGAAGATATCGTCACGTTCTCCCTTGGTCCACCAGAGAGAAAGTTGCCGCGAGAAGTCCCGTTCGAATTGTCCACCTTTAGCCATTACTTGATTTTCCTTTTGAGTGATTTCATCCCCAGTCGTTGAGCGAGTTTCCCCCAAGCCCGGCTGTTAATGGGTTCAGGAACTGGAGTGAATTCAGGACAACCTTCCAGGGGAATCGTAGTCAGTTGTTTAAATAACTTATAAACATCCGTCTTCATGAAGTTTTCGATCGCAGCTGGGTTAGTCAATTCGTCGTTTATGAATTGAATGGCTTTCTTTGGTCCAACTCCAGGACATCCAGGTATGCAGTCAGAAGTACATCCGGCCAGTGATTTGTAGAACGCCCATTGAGAGACAGGCAATCCGTACTTCATCAGAAACTTGGGTTTGGTCATCAAGCTACGATATCTTGGACAAAAGATAGTAACCTTATCATTTAGTAATTGATAAAGATCCTGATCCCCAGAAACAATAACTGCTGAATCTTTTGGTCCAAGGTTCTTGCTGATGCTGGCAATCACATCATCAGCTTCATATCCATCTTCGAAGAAGTTGTTGGACACTTTCATTTCCGGAAGATACTTGAACTTAATCTTCTCCAGCTCTGCTTTGAATGCTTCTCGCTTCTTCAACTCTGCCGGTGGCAGGAGATCGCGTTTGAGCTTATACCCCGGGAACATCACCTTGCGTTTTCCGTACCCATGGTCCCAGCAGAACACAGGAATGTGATCCGGGAACTCGTTCATTAACTGGAGAGACATAGACATGAACCCATAGATAACATCCGTGCGAATGTTATTATGGGTCAATTCCTTCGATATGGCATAGAATGCGACATATGAAACTGAGTTACAGTCTAACAAAAGCAAGTTCATATGTTACCTATGCAGTTGAGATGTTTGTTGAGTTGATTCCAACGTTGCACCCGAAAGTAAGAATAAGGCTTAGATCCTCTATCGTTGTTGCACTGCGAGCATGAGACATCCAGGTTCTCTATCTTCCAGTTCCCACCATTGGACAAGGGAATGATATGCTCAATGGTTGCAGTTTCAAAGTTCATCAAGGTAAAACAAAAGCAACAAGGTTTGAGTAGTTCTTCCTGGAACAACTTTCTTTTAATTGATTTCTTTTTCTTGGAACTGACTCGTAACTGAATTCCCTTCAATGGAATGGGTTGTTTCTTCGGTTGGAACCGGTGCCGCTTGCTTCGTGCCATGCGACTGCTTCCCCTTGTTACGGTAGTATCGATTGGATCGAGCTGCTTTGTATCTTATCCGCGTGCAGGTTCGGCAGACAGATCTTTTCCCAGATGCACAGTGAATTGAATCCTTGAATTCACTGGGATCTAGTAAGTAGTGACATCTTCTACATCGTAACTTTGACCCATACATATTTATGTTATGTGCTAATATAATCCTTTTGCCTTTTGTCTTTTGCAGACGTTCTGCTTTGTGTTGATAGCAGCATTGCTTGCAAGTAGCTCTTCTTTTGAAATAGTCATCTAAAGGTTTGTCCTTGCTGCAAACCTTACAGACCTTGGATTGCGGAGAGTGGGACTTGAACCCACACACTGATTGATCAGTAACACATTTTAAGTGTGCTGTGTCTGCCATTCCACCATCCCCGCTTGAATTATTGTTTGAAACTATCCGCTTTGTTCATCAATTCCAACAGATCAGACAGTCTCTCAGCTCTTTTTTCATATTCTTTAGATCGAAAGTTCAATAAGTATATTTGCCTTTCTATCGCTTCCCTTTCAGTGCTGAACCAGACATGATCTTCGTATTCCTTTTTATTTACTTTAAAAACTTTTTCACAATGAATGTTGATAACATCAGATTGTTCAAATTGAACAGAAATTATCACTTCCGTGAGCAAGTTGCTGTTTTCCACAAACCCAAAATAGGTTTTCATAGATGTTCCAATAGGTAAGCTTCTTTTTGAGTTATCTCTGCCATGAGTTTCGACCGCGACCTCGCCGTACCTCGGCCGGAGTCGCTGCTCCTCGCTGCAGTGCCGAGCGATTTCGGTTGTAATGAAAAGGGAATCCGTCAAGGGACTTCTGCGACGCTTGAAGCGTCGCTTCCATTTCCGTGAGCGTCTGCTGTAACGCCGCGATCGCTGACGCGATCCGGATGCATTCTTGTCGGTTCATGTCTTCGACATCTCCTCGGGGGGACACTTAGATAGCTCGGCCACTAGATCGGCAAGACGTTTGGATGAGTCATTCATTTGACGCGTCGCGACTTTGATCGCCTGTGCGATAGCTAGATGCCGTTCGGGATAGATGTCGGTCACCTCCCTGACGACAGCACCGTCACCGTTCAGTGACGTGACAGTTACCGAGCGTTTTCCGATCCACTGGAGCGTGTGAACGTTCACACATCCTTGATAGTCGACGGTGTATACTGTCTGACCCACGGTCAATTCATTTCTCATGTCTTCGCCCATCCTTCGATAGGTTCCTTGAGGTAACAGGGAGCGAGGTATCCCTCGACGTTGACTGGAAACCCATCGGCCCACGCCGGCGGATTCCGCATGATCTCGGCGAGACGCTCGAGGGACTCACACCACATGTAAGTATAGTGACGGGGTTCTGTTGCAGCCCTAAGCAAGAATAGCTCCCATCATAAAGAATCTCTGTGATTAAGTTATGAATATCCCCTATGATTCCTTTATAAATAGACGTGTCTGGATGAATTAATTCTAAAGTTAGTTTTGACAAGATAACTCCTGATAGAAATAAAGCCGGAAGTTATCCGGCTTATGATTAACCAAAGAAGGAAAGATGATTACTCATCGTCATCATCGTCATCGTCATCAGGTTCAACCGGCTTGGGAGCAGGCTTTTCCTTCTTCTCGACCTTCTTGCCCTTGGCAGCAGGCTTTTCCTTCTTCTCGACCTTCTCTTCAGCCTTGGGAGCTACCTTTGCCGCCGCAGCCTTGAGACTGGTGATCGCCAGCCCGGGCAAAGCTAACTTGAAGCCATCGAACGCGAAGTAGCCGCAGCTATCTTCTTTGTTCGAAGGATTGAAGATCTCATCATTGAGAGAGACCATCACGTTCCGACCAGCCTTTTCCTTGCTGAGTAGCTGAGCAGATTCGAGAATGCCCAGGTGATGGGAAATATTCACGAACGGCAGACCGACTGCTTGGGCGATTTGCCCGACAGATCCAGGCTCTTTGTTCGAAGCCAAGAACACAACGATCTTCATCCGAGAGTCTTCTGCCAGAGCAGCGAGCTTGCTCAAAGCCCCTTTCGAAATCGACATCGACATTGAACACCTCTTGATAGAGTAAACCTGAATTTCACCACGACTCTATTATTATAGAGGAACATCCCCCGACGACAATAAGGGTTTGCTCTATTTTAATCTAGTCGTATTTTTTCTTTCGAACAATGGTGCATTGCTTTTCAATGTCTTTATACACGGTACGAATTATCTTATTCAGTTGTTTTTCTAATCCTTTAGTTTGAATTTCTTCAACAAGCTTCTCTGGATCCAAAGACAAACCGAGTTCGGTAGCATTGACCTTCCCCGCTGTCTTTTTCCAGTGATTGACATTCACAAGAAAGTTAACACTCGCCCCAACATCATCCAGCCCTGATCGCTTCAGGAACGGAATCTCGATCACACCTTCCCATCCTTCGATGCGATTCTTTTTGATTGTGTATTGTAAGATATTCCCATAGACATACTTCTTGCCCTTGATATCTTTCTTCAAAGTCTTTTTGATCTTTGTCCAAATCCTCATGTGAGAATAGAAAGTTAATGCTTCCCCACCGGAGTAAGTTTCCGGATTGAACATTGCACTAAGTCCAATATTCTTTCGAGTCTGAGAAATCACAATCAGGATAGATCCAGTCTTACTTAGATTGTTTACGATCGTTCTAAGGTAAGTAGAATTATCTTTGGCCTTGCCAGTTCCGTATGATCCCTTCTCTGATTTCTTTCCCTTCTCGTGCTTGGCAGCGTCTTCTTCCAGTTTGGCAGCATCCGCAGCAGAGTGGAGAGCATCCATGGAATCCAAAACGTAGACGAACTTCCGCTTTTTCTTCTGGAGATTATGCAAAGTGTAGTAGAAGTCTTCAGTTGTTTCAGATGCAGCCTGGAGATCTTTTTCTAACTTTGGATTAACAATTCTATCCTTAAGCTTTTGTCCAAAATACTTGAAGATAGTTTCGAATGCTCCGTTCTCAGGACCGTCATAGATTAAATCATAGTCATCGAAGTGTTTGTTATTTGCTGCTTCTGCAAGAATGGTCAGAGCTTGCCATGTCTTGCCGGATCCTGATGATCCAACGAAATGAATGTAGTGGCCTTTTACGAATGCTCCCCGCGTAGAACCCGTTGCGGCCATATTGAAAATGGAACATCCAGAGGACAATAGATCTTCAGGTTTGATAGGTTGTTCAACAGGAGCATTAATCAATTCTTGTACTTCTGACATACAATTACCTCAAAAAAATAGGTAGGGAACGAATTCCCTACCTGAAAGGATCTAATTACATTTTACCATTCATCGTCGGCGACCTTCTTCTTCGCGGGCTTTTCCTTTTCCGCTTTCTTCTCTTCCTTCTTCTCGGGCTTGGCTGCTTCCTTGCCAGCTGCTTTGATCACCGTGCAATCTTCAGGAGCTTGAGCCATGTGAACCTCTCCACTCTTGTCCTTGAGCTTCAGAGAAGTTCCATCCCCGGAGATGTGGGTAACATCGCAGACACCCAGCTCACTATGCTTCACCCGGGCACCGAGAGTGATGCCGCATTCCTTTGCGGTTTTCTGCTTGGCTTTGCCCTTAGCCTTTGGCTTATCGTCTTCGTCATCTTCGTCGCCAGAATCATCGTCATCAGCATCGTCGTCATCGTCATCGTCTGCATCATCTTCTTCAGGTTCGTCTTCATCGTCTTCGTCGTCATCTTCTTCCTTGGTAGCTGGTTTCTTTTTGCCAGCTTTCGCCTTTGGTTCATCCTCTTCGTCATCCTCATCGCCGTCATCATCGCCGCTATCGGCATCATCATCGTCATCGTCATCAGCATCGTCGGTGTCATCTTCTTCATCGTCTGTGTCAACGTCGTCATCTTCATCCTCTTCCTCATCCACATCGGCAGGGGAATCCGAACCCCCACCTAGGCCAGATTCCAGGATCTTCTTGATTTCCTTATCATCAAGATAAATCAAACAATCTTCAGGGTTTTCGTACTTCGCAAGAATGGACTCGTTGAGAGGCTTCTTACGAGGTTCGAGTTTGATGTTTGTAGGATCGATGAACGATCCACCACCAGAAGGACTTGTGAAGGTCTTATTCTTCGCAGTCACAGAGAGTGTTTGACCTTCCTCAAGAGAATGCAAATGCTGAACCGGATCACTCTCATCTTCGGCAGCAAGTACGTTTGCGAGCATTTCCCCGAAACTCATTCGGTAAGCCGTTTCAAAGAACTTGATCCGGCTGGCATCATCTTCGGCAAGTCGATCGAGGACGATGTAAATCTGCCGGTGCTTGGCGGAGAGCGAACGTCGTTCGTCATCCGTCATTTCCGCCCGGTGTTTGTTCACATAGGCACAGATCGGACAGTTCCCTTTCCGCATCTTGCTCTTGCAGACGACTGCACGTCGCCCATCTGCTCCCAATCCCTTGTGAACGTGGACAGTCAGCTCATAGTGCTGCTGGCCTTCATCACAGGTGAGATTGCCAGCCTTGGCGGTGAACGGGAGAATGTCGAAACGGTTCTTCGTGTCTGCCTTTAGCTTGTACTGAGGCAGGGACGTCTTGAACCATTCAACATTGTTGTTGGAATCCAAGCGAGCGGAAGTCTTCTTGCCGCTGGAGTAAACCATCTTCTTTTTTGCGTTTGGCGGAGCCATTAGATTACCTTCTTCGTTTTGGGTTTAGCGAAATAGTCCCGGAAAAACAGTTGGATCAGATCTTCAATTGATTTCTTTCTTTGTTCTAACGCTTTAACTAATACATCAAGTTCTGCTGCCTCCAGTTTGAGTTGAAGAACATTATCTTCAGAGTCAATCAATCGTTGATCTACTGCGATCGCTGATTTGATCGTATCCTCTGTTACTTTTGGCAAGTTGAATCGATCCGGATCTCGACGGATCTCTAATTCTACTTTTGCCTTAAGAACTTCGTGATTGGCTTTCGCCTTATCGTATTCAAATCGTTTCTTGCAGGCTTTCTTGGCCCATGATTTATACAATAGGGGTTGTTTCGCCGTTTCCGTGTCCAGGTCGTACTTGTTGATCGCCAGAATGTTTTTTGATGGATTCGAGGATTTCGTTTGCGACTTGGGTGGCATTTTTCTCCCCTTCAGCTTCTTGACGCAGTTGAGCAAGGTACTCATAAGCCATGATAGCTAATGACTGGGCAACTGTACGATCCTTCCATTCCGCTGGAATTTTTTGAGGATCCCCTTTTGGCACTGCAATCCTAGGAGTACAGGAACCATCTGGATTATCTTCAAACACAATCATTATTTTAGCCATTGCTCAATTCCTTTAGTTCCTTGAGAAGTTGGCTTGTGAAATCTTCACTGAAGGTTTTGCGTAACTGTCTTTCGTTATCCTCTAAAGGATAGGCAGTGTTGACGTAAAATGTCCATTCAGAGACTTTTCCTTTTGGTTTCTCCTCATCCTGGACAATTACTTTGATTGTCAAGTTTGGCATTTCGTTTCTCCCTTATTTTTTCTAACTCTTTTTTGAGAGTTTCGGAAATTTCCTTCTGCTCTTCTGGCGTAGGCGGAATTATAAATCGCAATCTATATTCCAATTTATCTGCAACTTCTTGAGAAAATTGGGGTTGAGGTTTCCCACCTTCAATCGCAAGCTGCCGTGCAAATAAAGCAATCTTGTAAGCGTAGATCTCAGCTTCTGTGAGTTCCCTGATGTAGATATCATCAGTTGGGAAGCCTTCCGCTATGATCGTGCAGCGTTTACAACCATCTTCGGTAGGTTCAGTATCAAAGATCTTGATTGTGATTTCAGCCATCTTTTTTCAGCTCCATTTCAGCGGCACGTTTTTCAATACTGGTCATGTGTTTGTCAAATAAGTCTTTCATGACCAAGCCAATGTACTCTGCAGCTGTCGCCGTTTCAGTAGTAACAACTTCTGACTTATCGTCCGGATTGTCAAATAGAAAATGTGAAGTGAACCCACCAGTAGGAACATCTTCAAATGTAATCACAACCTTGGCCATTCCCGCTCCTGATTTAGAAAACAAAATTAGCCGTGCAGGACATTATAGCAGGCGAGCACAAGCCCGGCTTCTCCACTCTGGAAAAAATCATACTGGAATGCTGTTAACACTTTCGCCGCATGAGTCTTGCCAGAATTAAGTAAAACAGCTTTATAATAACCTAAGACCATTCGACGAACAATTTCTGGCTCATCTTCGATCTTCTTAAGAATATCGGCTACTTCCTTCCAGGAAACTCCGGGTTTCATCATAGCACGACACAAATCTATTGTGTACTTTTGAGTCTCTGGATTCACGATTGCCGAATATTGATCATCGATATTCGGAATCGCTGCTACTTTCTCCAGGAGCACCAAAGCTTGCCTGGCTGATCCGTCTGATGCTTCTGCAATCTTCTCCGCTACTTCTGTCTTGAGTTTGATCTTTTCCAAACTTGCGACTTTCGCAACCAACTCTTCGATCTCTTCCTTATCTAACTTTGATAATTGGAATGAAGTGCATCGCGTGTGAATCGTTTTGATTAACTTATTAGGATCGGTCGTGCAGAGAATAAAGTAGGAATCCTTCGGTCCATCCTCCAGGAGTTTGAGTAACGCTGTTTGAGCATCATTGGTCAGCTTATGAGCTTCATCCAATACATAGATCTTCGCAGTACCTTTCATACTCTTAAGTTGAGAGTTCCTTGTGATCTCACGAATGTCATCAATCCCCCGGGTATCCGCCGAGTTCTTTTCAAAGTAATCAAAGTCGCTACACTTCAATTTCTCTTTGATGATTCGAGCAACCGTAGTCTTGCCACAACCCGAAGGTCCGGAGAACAGAACTGCTTTTGGAAATCCCTTCGTGAGTAGGCTCTCAAGAGCGTCGCAAGTTGCCTTGTTGCCAATGAGATCAGAGAACTTGTTCGGACGATACTTCTTATACAATTCCATGACTTTCCTTAGATAGAGAGAATTTTGTAATGCTTCGGTTTCTTTTTCTCTTTGACCAAACGAACTACGTTTGCGATCCGCGGATCCTTACCATCAGTGAATATGATTGCCCGTTCAGAGAACGCAATCATAGCTATGTACATATCTTCTATGGTAAGACATTCTTCTGGATGAAATATCACTAATCGCTTGCTGAGTTTCGATCGGTAGCTCCACTCTGCTGCGAGCGTATCAATTCCCCGGAGCTTTTTATCTTCCCCGCGTGTGAAGTACGTACTGGTAATGACACAAACCTTTTCCTTTTTCTCAAGAGCTTTATCGAGAGTTTTAAATAGTTCTTCTTTTTTATCATACTTAGGACTTCCAGTAATAAGAACCTTACAGTAATCATTCTGGATCTGTGGTAGGTGCGGTGTGTTTACCCGATCCTCTTTTTGTTTTTTCATTTTGGCTTCCAGAGAGAACCGTCAAAGATCCAGGGCTTTTTCATATTCCAACTTTCGTGATTTTCAACTACATCTACCTCAATTTCCAACGGTGTTTTGATCCATTTCCATTCATCACGAATCCGTTCTGTCATGATATCCTTGCTCATATTTAGATAATCTTGCAATTCTGATTCCCGAACATCGCCGAGAATGCAGTCGTGGATCTGAGCGACTTGCAAAGATTTCATCTTCTTACGAGTCAGTTCTTTTTGCATTTCCACAATGCTCCAGGTGAGACAGTGCGAGCTGGGCCCCTGGATCGGAGCATTCATCAGGAACAAACGAGAGTGGATCCCATTGATCACAAACCCGGTAGTGGTTCTGAAGTAACCATTCTTCACATAGTCATTCCACCATCGCTCTTTCTTCTCGCAGAACACGTGGAACTTCTTATTAAACTTCTCTTCTACTTGCTTAATAAGATATTCAAAGGTTCCGATCTTCGGGGATAGTTTGGGGTCGCATGCTCCAAGCTTCGTAATACCTTGCTCTTTCAAATGCTGCAGGACTGTCTTGTTATTATTATTAGCCAATCTCAAATCCATAGTGTTCATATGGAGCCAGAGGTTTTTGGCACAGCTCACATAATAACTACCATACAAGATTGGAAATACAAACTTGTTCTTGGCACAGTAGCGAGCATCTTTAGATACTTCTTCTTTCTTCAGTTTGTAACAGAGCATTGCAAGATCCCGGTGAATGTCCTTAGTAGGATCACTTGCATATTGGATCATTGCCGGATCGCCCCAGAAGTTGGCAGCTCCCCGGAATTCCATTGCTCCAAAGTCATTTTCTACAAGAACTCTTCCTTTCCTTGGAATGATCAGCTGCCGGATCAGAGGACCGATCACAGGATCTCGGATCGGCTGGTTCTGGAAGTTCGGCATGCTGCTAGACGTTCTTAGACTACTAGCAATATGCAAGTGAAAGAATGGATGCAGGAACCCTTCCGAGTCTACCTCTCTCAGTAACCCGGTGAGATAGGTAGAATGAGCCTTGAGATACTTTTCCCTTAGTAAGAACAGTTGAACGTATTTGAAACCAGAACACTGCGATTCTAAGAAGTCCTTATCAAGCTTTGCTTGTCCTTTCGCAGTGAACGTCTTGGGCTTCATCTGCAGTTCGTCAAAGAAGTATTGACGTAGCTGATCCCTGGAAGACACGTTGGCTTTGCTGCCGAACTTCTTCACCAGCCATTTGTATTCTGGCTCCTGGCGAAGTTTGTCTTCCAGCTCATCTGTCAGCTTCTTCACGTCTACCAGAGTGGACTTCAGAAGAGGGACATTGATTCTAATGCCATTTCCAGACATCCTTGAGAATGCAAGCACGGCTTGCCGATAAAACTCAACCGCTTCTGGTGTAGGTGTAGATCTCATGTTCTTTCAAACTTGTAGCAGTGGTAATGACTATCATCAAAGATATTTATGAATCTTGCGTTTTGTGCTTCAGTCAGAATCGGCACATATCCTTGTATAGTAACCTTACCTTGTATCAATTGCTTTGATACATACTTTTCTGGATAAATAATGAAAACATTACTTTCCAAAGGATACCTATTTAAAAAGTTAAGTTTGTCTAAATCATTTGCTCTATAAATAGGAAACAAGTAACTATTTTTGTTTTTTATGTTTTCCACAAACACACTTTCACTGCATATGTACACATCTTCAAAACAATCTTGATCAATTGGCACACTCTTGTTCAAAATGGACGCACAGACTTTATCACCAACTGCATCATTTATGATTCGAGCCATGCAACCTTTGTTGTCATTAGCGTTGAACAACATTCCAGAAAATGGCTTTGTGGAAAAATAATTTACTGCGTCTATGTTGGGCAGTAAAACTATTCCATAAAACTCCATGAATTGATTAAGGAGATCGTTTTTCTTAAGAAGATCACCCATTGCATGGATCATTTCCATATCTTCAAAAAGAACGCTAGCTTTCATCTTTTCATCAAGCATATAGTTCTTTTTCAAATAATCATTATACCACAAAGGAAGTTTTCTGTTTCCAATCTCCGCTTTCATATAAAGTACTCCGGCTCTGGCAGTTTAGGTTTGTGAGTGTAAAAGTTAAGAGTTCCTTCTAGTACTGTTATTTTTGCTTTGTAGTTTCTTATCATCGAATGCTGCACAGCTAGCACAATCAGAAGAACAAAATAGTACAAAAACAAAGAAGACAGGACCAGAACTTCCATGCTAAACTCCTATAATCTTTTTTTGTATTTTGGTTATTTTATTCTCAATCAGACTATCCAGTCCGTTGTAGAGCAGCAGTCTGGACCAGCCAATTTCATTGATCTTGTTCAGAGTGTATCCACCTTCGGCATCCAGGTAATCTTCTGTGTCGTCGGTGTAGACCGGAAGTCCTAATCGAACGAACGCCTGAAACTTCAGTGTGTTGATATCATCTCGAGTATCGATCAGGTGATTGTTGACCATGCCGTCCCAATCCCACCCGCGTACAGGACCGCCGAGCTTCGCCGTTGTCCAACGGTCTTCAAACTGAATGTTCCAGCCGGACTTCTTAATGTTCTTGTCAAACAGAATACCTTGCACATATTTGATTACTTCGTTCCTCATTGGGAATGCAATTGTAATCCTACCGTCAGACATAGAACAGGCATAGATCAAGCTTGTAGGATTGTCTGGCTTTAAGCAGTTCGTCTCATAATCAAAACTTACTGCAGGTTGCTGCTTGAAGTAATTCAACATTGTTATAATGTTATCAGTTTCCATCAGAACCTTGACATCTTTTTTCCAGTCCGGGACAACTTCCCAGGGCTTCCCCGAGAGTTTGCTGATCGCCTTCATGTGATTCTTCAAATACAAATCGTATAAAGGATTCTTCAGCTTAGCCACCAGTGAAGGATCGTAGATCGGACACACCCACGCGTTCAGGCTCTGGCAGGGAATCTTCCAGCCTGCCCAACGATCCTGCGAGGTTAAATCCTCTCCCTTCTTCCGCCAGAGGTGCCGCATCAAAGTTTTCAATGCCACACTTCCAGCCGGTATGATTATATCTGGTTTCAACTCGTTTATGGTATTTATAAGATTAGGACGACAGCTGTTGATGATCCTTTCCACTTCAGAGAGGGAAGGCTTGATCTTGTTGCTCTTGCAGATCGTAGCTCCCACTCGCCAGCAGTCTTGCTCGTAGTCGATTCCAAAGGGCTTCAGCAACCTCTGGAACAGGATCTTCATGTCCCCAGTTCCAATCTCCCCTGCAACGTCATCCTTCTCTGTAGGACCATCCAGGACGATCAGAATCTTTCTCTTTCCTTGACCCGCTGGCTTGAGCTTCGGTGACTTGCATTGTGTGTAGAGCCTGCATTTCTCACATTTGGGAATCAAAGAAAACGGAGACTCGACTTGAGTTAGTTCTGATTTAGAGAAGAACATTATTCTTTCTCCAACACCGAGTAGTAGGCACAAAAGATGTAATGCCAAGCAACTGCTTCTTCTTCAGATAAAGTCTGCATCGCCTCAAGGTAAGAACAATCTGTTATAAGTGTGTATTCACGTGCACTAAACAATCTTGTTTCATAATCAAAATATATTCCTTCTGGAACTGGCTCTCCTGTATAGCAATTGTGCCACAAATGAACAATGCCTTGATTGAAATGCAGTTCTCTTGAATATTGTCCAGGACCGCCACCAGCTGGCGGACTAGCATTTGAAGAAATATTAATTACATTGTTGCCAACTACAGCTTGAGCAACAGCCATCACTTCAGCAGTAGTAGGACGTCGAAGTCCTTGAATCGCTTCTAGGACATTCTGTATTCGTGGAGTACCAACTACCGTTACCTGTGGCAGTGGCTGAATTGTTATTGTTGGTTCGTAAGGAAGAACATCACGTTCAGCTCGAATCATTTCATTGTGATTAACTACAGCTTCTGGTCTGTAGTAAGGAGCAACGTCGAACGTTTGCAATCTCCATCTTGAACCGACAGTTGATATATTGAAATCTCCAATGGTAGTGTTCAACTTAAACACTGGAACTTCAATACATCCAATTCTAATTCTTTCTTTTGATACAATCACGCCATTCCATTCCCACTCAGTCATAGGAATAGATCTTTTGACATCAAAATGAAACGCAGGATCGCTCATTATTTGATCAAAAACCGGTTGAGGAATTTTAGTGATATTCGGAATGCTCCGAATGAATCCCATCTTCTTACCAAGTTCCTCATACCAATCAAAAGTAATCAAACGAGTTGTCGGATCCATAGGTTCATCCGTTGTCATTTTCAGGCTCCTCTTTGAGATCTGACCGTTCCGAAGACAGGGAACACATATAGACAAAGTCTTCTGATTTAACTTTCAAAACGTTATTGTTGATACCAACAGTCTCAAACTTCTTCACCAGTTCAACAAAGATCACAGGGGGAATCTGAAACTCCAGATCCGGGCCGACATATCTTGCCTTACTCCATTCCGAATACTGAGCAGTAGACCCAATCCCATCGACCATCATCTTACCGTTCTTTAACTTAACGATAAGCTTAGCTTCAGCTTTCCCAACTTCGAACGCGGGCAGTGCAGCCCGGGAAGCAATATCCCCCAACGACTTGGGAAAAGTAATCTTCTGATCTACGTCTGTTTTGATGATTGGAGTGAGATCTAGATAATCCCCACTTGATTTGAGGCAAGAGTATGTGACTGATAGATTGTCTGCAGAACGAAAGTGAATCCAATTCTCGGTTTCGCACATCTGCTCCACATCCATATTAAGAAGATGCTTAATACTTCCTTTCTTAATAAGGATTGGGTTTTGAACACCGCATTTCAGCCGGTAACGCATGATCTGCGTATTGTCGGTCCCTTCTATATACTTCGGATGCATATGCAGGCAATTTGCCAGAAACTTTTCCTCATCATCCCCAATGCTCTCCAGGACCAGCCCCAACGCTTCCAGGAAGTTATCAGGCAGAGTGATCCAATCTGCTTCCTTGGGCTTCTCAACGATCGCAAACGGCAACTTCACTTCTGGATCAAAAGCAACCTTGATGACCTTCCTCTTGCCAAGGAACTTGCAGCAGTTCGCCTCTATCACGATCTGAAGAACTTCATCGTTCAGTTGGGGAAGAATCTTAGCAATTGATTGATGTTTGAGAGCTCCATTAATCTTTAATGGAGATTTTACACGACAGGCAACTTCCCCGTTGTAGGTGAACACATCCCCTTTGTGGAACACATAACTATCAGATTGTTCTACTGTCTTGCCGAGTCCAGGAGAGACAGACTCCAAAGATTGTATTAGATTAAGCCGATTGATTGTAAGCGACATTCTTGCCTTTCAAATACTTTTTATACTCTTGGAGAATTGCAACGTCGGTCAGCTCTGTGAAGATCGGAGTTTTGCATTTGCCACATTGGTAAACCTCCAGAGCGGGAATATCTAGTCTGTGAACTTTCCCCCTTTCGTCAATGATTTCCATTGTGTACCTGATGGTTCCACGGACAAGCAACGCTCGATGCAAGCAAACTGGACACTTCCAAAGATTATTCAACATCGTCATCATTTTGCTTTCCTTTGTCCTTTAGATTTTTCATCGCCAAGGCAACAAATGCAGCAAGTTGTTTCCAATTATCCATATTGTAGCTTTTTTCATAGTTGTTGCTTGGAGAAAACACTTCTATGAAAAAATGATCTTCTTTTTGTTTATAATGGACTTGATAGTTATTATCAAAATAATAAGTAACATTAGTATCAGAATGATATATTAAACTAGATGGAATGAAATAACTGTTATCACAAATAATAGCAAAAAAATTAAATAATTGTTGTTTGTTTATAGGTAAGATAGCAAAGCTAGTTTTTATCAACTCCCAGAGATGAGACATATTATGAATTTTAATTCTAGTGTTTATTAAATCAATGATGTGTTTCTCAGCCATCACTTCCCCCTGGCATTCCACGCGTCAGAAAAGAAATTAGCTAATATCTCATAGTCTTCATAACCAACATTAGCATATTGTATTGGTGATCCTGGAGGTTCTACTTCTATATAACTCGTACCTCTTTTTCTAACATAGATTGTTATGTGTCCTGTTGGCCAGAAGAAAAGGATTCTATTGAAATCAAAATTTTCTACTATAGTAGTAGGAAATGCACTTGTTTTAAGATAGATGATAGCAAAGAACTTAGTTAGAGAGTCTTTGGCTGGATTGAGAATGTATTTAGAATCGGTTATATAATCATAAAGATCATGATTATTTAGTATTGCTATTCTAGTGGCACTGCTGGAAGGCATGTTAATCATGGCAGCTCCGAAAGAAAGAGGTCCTGGATAACCCGGGACCTCTACGTACACTCAAGCAGCTGGTAAGAAAACGATCAGTTATTCTTACCTTGGTTCCGGAGATTGTTTTTCTCAATCTCTTCCTTCATCACTTCATCAATCATCTTTCCGAATGCCGCAGGGTCTTTCAGCTCTTCTTCGGAAAGTTTCTTCAACTTGATGATCTTGATGGACTCCGGATCGATCGCAGGCGGAGTTGCACAATCGCAGCCTTTCATTTCCTCTTCCAGGAGTTGAGTAACATCCTTGTCCTTGTTCTTCCGGTTGCGTGCTGCCTGGCAATTCGGGCAAGTGCATTTGCTCGCTGCGATCAGAACGTCTTTGTCCCGCATCATTACATCAGCAATGAACCGAAGAACGCTATTAGCAGGACTGATGTTTTTCCCGTAGACAACAGTACTGTCAAACTGGGTTTGAACAAAGTCTGCCATCTTCTCCAAAACGAACGCGTCCAGGGTTTCCCGATCGACCGTCTTCCCTTTCTTCTTCATCGCTTCTGACAGATGGTTTGTCATGACCAGCTGAGCATTAAAGCCCAGGTAATAGTAGGTCACTGCCATGTACTTCAGAACGTTCAACACGTCAGGAGTGAAAAGTTTCCGGTGCTCGGGTTCGAGATCGTAATCCCAGTGAACGTTGAAGATCTGTTCGGGAGTTTTGGAATCCCAAACTTTCTTCCAGAGCGGATTGTTGTAAAGAACGTTTTTCAAACTTTCGTAAAGGCTCATAGTATTCACCATGTTGAAGTAACAAATACGTTTGCGATGCTCCGACAGCCCGCAACATGCACGACCTTGGAAGTAAGACTTTCTGACTCCCGTCGTACAATCCAGTTCAACCTCATCACATCCATCTTCTTTTCAGCTTCCTTCTGATTCAACCCGAAACAAGCCGTCACGTGAGCAAACTTTCTTTTATCTTCTGAAAAGTTATCCATAGTCAGAAGATCACCTTTGTAGCTCTTGGCATCAGCCTGAGAAGCGGTAATTACCAGACTGTGACTCGTTTCTGACAATCCGCGAAGTCTGGCCCAAGTCTCGTTTATCTGGTGCCTTGTGTCAATCCCTCCGTTGATGGGAGCAAGGATATCCGCGTAGTCAATCGCAATTACATCTGGTGCCCATCCTTTCCGACTGAGCGATTTTGTCAATTCTGAAATGTCCTTGACTGTCATACTCATTGTAGGGTATGTATACACTTTCAGCAAGGGTTCTTTTGTCTTTAGTCGCGAATTTGTAATATCCTCGAACCTTTTCTGAACTTCAGGTAGGGTAAATCCCTTATTAGTTTTCTTAACCTCATGTTCGACTGTTGCGAACGCGTCCTGGAACTCCTTAGTGATTGTCTTAGGATAGTTATACTCTTTCGCTTTGATGGGACGATTCATTGCCCGAATGTAGAACCGCTTCAAGATCTGCTGTTCGGACAAGTCCCCGCATTCCAGGAAAAGTACTTTCCTACGCTGGAGAACGGCTTGCCAAGCCAGCTCCTGCATCACGAAAGTCTTACCTCTCTTTTCAGGAGCAAGGATGGAAACGAATCCATCCCGTTCCAGAGTATCCCCGAAGAAGTCCCCCAGTGGTCCAGGTAAGGTAATAAGAATCTCAGAATTAGCTGGATCCAGAACTCTGGCGATTGCCTTATGATCTTGAAAGAAATCAACTCCTGATCCAATCCCCAGCTCAATTCTATTTGACTTATCTAAGAGAGTATAAGCCTTCTGATACTCTCCAGACTCAATCAATCCTTCCAGCTGTAGTTTGATTTTCTCCAGGCGGACTTTATTGAAAAGTTCAGACGCTTTATCAACAATGAACTTTGCGTTGATGCCAGTTGCGTTGTATTGGTCGGATAGTCCTTCAAGGTAAGCTTCAACAAGTTTTACAGTATCTTCGCTGGTGTGCTCTTCTGCCCATGCAGTAAAGATAGACTGTATAATTGCTTTTGGTGCTTTGTCGTATTTGTTATAATACTCAATACACCAATCACCAATTATATTAGACCATACCGTTCCAAATAATCCTTTGCTGGTCCAACGCGGGGCGATCTGGGAGAGGACTTCGCGAGAGGTGATCATTCCGATCAGAACCTCTCGCTCAATCCCGCCTTTCTTGGCCGTTACTTTCATTTCCGTTTAAACCTTGTCAATTTCAACTCTGGGGATCCTTTCACCACTTCGGCAATGTATGTCTTCCTTGGGGGAAGATCTTGGTGCCACTGAGGATTCTTGTACCAATACCGGTGCTGGTGCAAGAATCCTGGAGAAACTCCTCTCGTGTGAATGTAAATCTTATCTTTAAAAACTTCTGCAAAATCTGCACTTGAGCATTTACAGAAATCAACTGCGGTGTCAAGCCTTGCTTTGTTCATTCGATGCGTGTGAATGATAACATTCAAATGAGAAGTTTCCTGTTCCCATTCGTTATCATTTGCAATCGATTGTTGTGCAGAAGTTAGAGTAGTTCCTTTCTTTGATTGCAGTAGTATTGGAGTCATTGGATCATTAGATCTCAAATACTTCATAGTATCCATATTCTTACTATGAGTCATTTCCTTCTCAGTTACTGGGGATGCTCCTATTTTCCAGCAAGGAGAAAAGATATTAGTAACATTCCCACTATAAGTATATTTATCAAGAGTACAATTGTAGATTGTTATGCTAGGAAACACTCTTGTTTCAGCATTCAAATCAAGAATATTACCTGAAAGCATCCAATTGAAATCGTACAATGGAACTTCAAATTTATCTACAATCATGTTTTTGTAGTGAAACGCCTGCCTCTTTCTTATTAGTTCAGAACAAGACTGTTGTTTCACAACGCATTTATCGTAGTTGAAATATACTATCTTTCCAGAGATGAGATCACTACTATAATCATACCATTGGTTATAGTAGTGATAAATAACTCGTATGTATTGTTCTTTCAGAGTCTGATTCAATCCAGGGGAACCCATGACTACAACAGTAGGAACAAAGACTGGAAATACTTTATATTGCCCATATTCACTTACAAACATCATCGGATTGCACTCCTTCTGCGAACCTCTTTCGGAATTCTTGAGTTTTCATTTGCTCAATGAACTGAACTGCAGACTCAAGATCGTACGCACAGTCATGAGTGGTAATTATGTTAATTACGAAAGTCTGATCAGTATCTAAGTTATTCTTGTCACAGAATTCTGCCACCAGCTTCCGCCGCTTGTAGAAGTTCCATCGACCGATCAGCTTTCGCTTCATGTGATGCAAGAGGTTCTTGAACAACGACCAGTAACCAGCCTTGTAACGTTGATACTCGAACTCTTCGATTACCCGGCAGTAGTGAATTGCCTTATCCAGGTCTGCAATGCCATTCTTTGCCTTGTAGCGGGTCACGTACTTGACGACGCAACCTTCCAGGAAGTTGATCCCTGTGAGATAGGAAAACTGGATTGGCTGAAACGGCATTGTCTTATAATGGTTTCCGCCTACTTGTTTGTCGAGCTCGCTCATAAATCTCCTAGATCAATGGTTATATTTTCAAAAGTAAGTTTCTTGTTTCTTAAGATTCCTTTGACCAACCGGTAGACAACATGGCGATCACCGATTTTCACTTTCTCGACGATGCCAAGATTCTGAAGTTCTCGCATGCAGACGAACGCAGTCGTTCTAGCTATATTAAGTTCTTCAGATAAAGAATCTGGGAAAACACCATTTTCCCAGATTAATTTACGTAAGATAATGATCCGTTTTGGATCTGACAGGAAGTTGAAGAAAAGACTCAGGCGTTTGTTTCTTTGTTCCTTCCACTCAGAATCTGGGTCGCTTCCGTCAATGCAGCCATCGTTTCTTGCAGTAAGCATAGGTCATTTAGTTCAATGGTTTTGTGTTGGAGTTTCAGCTCCAGGTAGTAGATCTTTCTTTCGTAATAGCTTATCAACAAGTGCAGAGCACTGAGATAAAGCAGGCTTAGGATCAGCGGCATTATCCACATCCTGGAGATCCTCTCAGAAGATAGCAGATAAGTGATAGCAGCACAAACGTTACAACAAACCCAATGCCAGTTGCCAGCCGTTCTTTATCTTCCTGATTTAGAGGCATGCGATTATCCTTTTGACAATTGCCACTACTGCCCAGATCTCCAGTAGCACGCCAATTCCAACGAACAGCCAGATCATCAGTCCAAAAGCCATCAGTAATGAATCTGGACACTTGGTCGTCGGTGCTTCAATCTTCTTGTTGATAAAACCCTTCATGTCGTCTTCGTTCATGTTCAATTCCTGATTTTGAGATTCGCGGTAAGTCTTGCTTTGAGCAGCTTGTTTGAGGTAAGCCTTCTTCAGATCATCAAGTACTTGGTTGACTTTGTTCATTTTTTATCGCTTGTGTGTGATCGAAAAACTTTTCTCTCAAGTCTCTTAAACCTAATTCTACTAGAATTGCATTTAAAGTTGCACACAAAACTTCTATCAACTGATCGTGTTTTTTGAGTTTTAGATAGACAGTTCCGCTCGCTCTCGGCTTGCTCTGCCGTTTTCCCGGCCACTTCTTATCCGGCCAGAGAATCTTGAAGTAGTCGCTGACAGTTCTTCGAGAAACAGAGAAACCAAGATCTTCAGATACAGTTTTTGTAAATACTGTAATTGTTGGTTTGTCTTCAAAGATATGAGCCTTTAGAGACTCCATCTTTTTCGCCAAAGCGAATTCTTGAAGACGGTTCAGCTTCCCCTTACCTGGACCAGTTTCTTTCTTTTCCACGTAATCACCCCTTTGCGAGTTTCACTTTCACAGAGGAGATTATAGCAAGTAATGATTTGTCTGCAACTCCCGCACTATCGGATTTTACCAAATTCATGATTTGTTTTTCGACTGATTCAGTATTGTTACAGTTGAAACAAGTTTTTAGTATGTTGCCGCTCCACTTTTCCCAATTATCTAACGAGTGAAACACTTCGGTAATTTGCTGCTTGCTGAATTCTTCAGGGGAGTTGAGAGCAGATCGCATGAGATCGAGATAGTAATCCTGCAGCTGGGAAGTTCCGTAGAGATCCTGGTAGGTCTGCATCACTGCCCTGGAGAGCTTCTTGTAGTTGTCTGTGTTTGTGATGATTGCAGTCTTGATGTCTTTCTTGTTCAGCTTCTTGCACTTCCAGTCCCAGAGTTTTGTCGAATTGTAAAACTGTTGTTCAAAAGTGCTTAGCGGT